TTTACGGGGATGCACGGGTTTCCGGGGATGCATGGGTTTCCGGGGATGCACGGGTTTCCGGGAATGCACGGGTTTCCGGGAATGCACGGGTTTACGGGAATGCACGGGTTTCCGGGGATGCATGGGTTTACGGGGATGCACGGGTTTCCGGGGATGCATGGGTTTCCGGGGATGCACGGGTTTCCGGGGATGCACGGGTTTCCGGGAATGCACAGGTTTACGGGGATGCATGGGAAAAATCTCCATTACAAATACAAGGAACAAGACACTTTGTAACTTGTGCAAAACATTTCCATTTGCAAATAGGTTGTCATTTGAACACATTTAAAGAATGGAAACTTAATTTTAAAAAGATAGGATTAAATGCTTGTTATTCTTCAGAAGAAATAAAAGAATATGGTTTATATATTGATCTTGCAATAAAAAGATATGGTCTTGAACCAAAAAAGTCTATTAAAACAACAAATAAAAAACAAAAATGAAAAAGATCATGTTACTCATTGCAATCTTTATGATCGCAATATCAGGGGTTAAATCTCAATCCCTCACCACTACGCTTCACGCTAGTAAAATTTGCCATAAGGCTTCCTCAGATTCAACCTGGAGCAATAATTGGGAAATAACAAACGCTACTTTCTATTTTTATAAGACAGGAAACACAGCTACTAATGTTTATGCGAAGTTTGATTCAAAGGATAACTATACAGGTGTAACAACCTTTACGGTTTATGCAGAAAACAAAGTTAATGAGGATAATGGTTTTGCTTATTATCTCTATGTTTATAATAGTAGTGACGTTGGCACTTCTAAAACTTATGACAAGAGTGAATATTTTAGAATCAAGGATCAGATAAGAGAAAATTTTTCTACTATTGTATTAATAGGTTACAAAAATTTAACTGATTGGGCATGGATTGTGGATTCCGCAATTGATAGTGGAGTTAAAAATTAATTTATATGGATAACTATTTCACAAGACCTGACGCAATTAAAAGGATTGCGGAAGGATACGCTGCGTCTCCTGATCAGATTGATATGATAACCGAAGACCAGAGATATAAATTCAGAAAATTAATCAGTGATATGTTCTGTGATTTATCTGTATCTGGTTCAAATCTTCGAACATATTTTCAATTTGTAGACAATGAACCATATGATTATGATTCAATAAAACAAATGAGAACTGATTTTGTACAAGGGTTTATAAAAGTTAACACTACTGGAAACAATTCAACAGTATGGGGAACCTTTTATAATCTTTTGTTTAGGGGTATTCATGATTGGTTTCATTGTGTACATGAATTGAATTTTACTTTTGCTGATGAAGTTACTGCATATGAGAGACAGGTAAAATATTCATTGCTTAGAGCACCCTATACCTGGACCCAAAACGATGATGCTACTTTCAAAAGACTTCTTAGATCAGAAATAATCTACCAAGCAGCAGTAAAAACACACTTTGGCAAGTTCCATCTTGATACTCAAAAAATCATATTAGGTGCTCTTTAAAGAGATTTTGATATATCAAAAAGGTTGTTTATATTTGTGTTCCGAATAACGTGTTTATGGTAATGCTTGTAGCTCAGGTAGCCAGAGCACTGCTCGTGTAGGGCGGGGGTCGCAGGTGCAAGTCCTGCCAAGCGTTCGCTGAATCCAACCGTTGTTAGATCATTTATTGATCTATATGTGACGGCATCTGGTGCGTATGAGGTATCGTTAACCTACAACGGCATACGTAATAAGTCCTGATTACCCACCCCTGGGATAGTGAAGGGAAAGGGACTTATTTTTTAACTTTTTTAAAATAGTAGATGAAGAACCGCACAAACCCACTGATCATGGGCGTGGTCGAAACGGTGTCCGAGATGTACCAATCAAAAAAGCTTCCGACAAACTGGAGGTGTTATTACTGTTGCAACGGGAAATAACTATAAAGATTGGGAAATATAGTCTTCACGTATCCGTACCTCTTTGACTCTCTACTATTTTAATTTATGGGCTAGAAAGGCTATTGATTCAGTATTGAAAGGTTTTATTTTAGGTAGCGTACGTCATTTAAACGCTTTACAAATCATGGTAACAAACAAAAGACAAAAAAGAATTGTCTACCGAAATGAGTGTGGATGCACAGGGAAACCTTGTATTTGCCTCTGAAGAAGTTCTTGAACTTGTTTAATCGGCGGGTGGTCACTACCGGGAACCGAAGTGTGGCATTAAAGTTTATTGCATCTTTAAAATGCAATTGGTGGAGCGTAGGGAAAATGGTGTAATAACCAGGAACCCCCCAAATTCTTTTGGAACGGTAGTAAGATTAAATCGTTATCCTAAACCTATAAAGAAAAGTAAGATTTTTTGTATTGAAGACACCAGTTCGAATCTGGTCTAGTCCACCAACTTATTGATTATCAATGAATTATGAAATTAACTTGTGAAATTAAGGAAAGGCTTAAGCGATTTATAAGTCTTCCACAACCAAAAAGCAACGATTGTATTCTTTGGGATAAAGAACTTACCAAGGACGGATACGGTCATATTCAATTAACCTATAACTCTAAAAAATATCATTTTAGAGCACATAGATTGATTTATATGTTATCAAATAACATTGATAACTTGCTTCCGGATCAGATTATAAGACATACCTGTGACAATCCAAAATGTATTAATGTTAAACATCTTTTATTAGGAACTCATGAAGACAATGTGAAAGATCGTGTTGAAAGAAATAGATCAGCTAAAGGAATCAAAAACGGCCAATATATTGATGGTCGTACCGAAATATATAAAACTCGAATAAGAAAACCCAACCCTATATTTAAAGGATATATTCCCAAAAATTCATTATTGTCTCAAGACAACGCTAAATTATTAAAGAATATCATAACCTCTAAAATGTTCAGTCTTAAAGATATTTCCGTCTTGTTTAAGGTTCCTTATCAATTGGTAAGAGATATATCAGCAGGACGATCTTATATAAATATTTGAATTCGATACTTTAAGACAAATGCGGCCCGTTGGTTTCTACCTCTTGGGCCTTTTTATTAAAATTAAAAACTATAAATATGTCCGTAACAAAAGATGATGTAAATGAATTAATGGAAAGTCTTAAGAAAAAAAGTGATATTGATCTAAATGTAGATCATGAATTTACTTTAGAGGAAACTGAATTACCCGCTATCGCCCCCGTTTCCCCTATAGCACAAAAGAAGATAAGAAAACCTTCATTTCATTTAGGCGATATGTTCTACAAATATCTTGACTATAAAAAGATCAAAGGAAAGTTCCATGTTAAGAAGAGAAGTAAGCTGAAACTTATTTACACGATCAGTATTAATATTGAATTTGGAATGAAGTTTTATAAAGAAGAATTAGAGTTAACAACTGAGACTCCAATTGAAAATCTTAACACAAAAAGAGTTCTTCGAAACCTGTTGAAAGACACTTATGATATTGCAGTGGATAAGAATGTAATTGGAACGGCTTATTATACTGATAAAGATAAGGTATCTTACACTTTTAATTTCGCTACAGATAAATTATTAGAAAAGGAATCAGAATACCCAGTAAAAAAAGCAGTATGAAAATGTAGAATTATTTAATAAAAAAAACAACAACAATGTCACAAAAACACATCGAGACTATTAACTCGATCATCACACAACTGATTGATCTGAGAGACAACGGGATTACATCCCTTGTAATTCCTGAGAAGAAATTATATCCTGAACCTGGACCAAACGAACCTTGGACTAAAGATGTTTGTAAGGCTGCTTTGAAACATTTTCCAAAAGAAAATGCCTTCAAAATTAACTTTCCAAAAGCATATGTTGCCATTAACCGATATGGCTGGTTTGATGAATTCTTTCCTGCTGCAAAAGCAAAAAGGAAACGTAAAAAATACACTCTTGCATATCCAAAAGGCACCCTGACTGTTGGTTTCGTAACAGAGATTGCTAATAGATACAAAACTCGTAGTGAATTTTACAAGGCTGACGAATCTGCATACAACTATGCACATCGTAACAAGTTTATAGATACCCTTTTCCCTAATGGTCATTTAAATGGTCAATTAAATGGTCAATTAGTAGAACAGAGTAGTCCGTGGTAAACGATCATAAAAAAAGTATCATGACAACACAAAACGGATTTGATCATTTTAAAGCAAGACGCGATAAGATGATAGAATTATTTAACGAACTAAAGGGTTCTATTACCAGGGAGGAAGCCATCTGTATCATTAACATGAATGATAGTAAAAGGCCCCGCCAAAACGCAGTAGAATATTGTAATGCGTTAGGATTCGTATTCGGTGATCCAAATAAACCAAAACAAACTCTTGCTGGATCTCTGGCAGACATAATAGTAACACGCAGCCAAACATAATAAATGCCCAAAGTCTGCAAGTATGAATCATGTTCTAACAACCAATTTGGTGGGGGATTTTGTCAATACCACCAGTGGTGTAGAACAGATAAAAAAACTAAGTCTATCCGGAAAGTAAGCAAAAACCAAAGCGTAATCTTGGGAGAGAGAGCGAAGCTAACTCAGAAGGATAGACTTTTATTTGCTGAGATTTGGAATGAACGTCCACACATAGACTTTGAGACAGGGGAACCGATATACGGGGAGCCGTTAACGTTATACTTCCATCACGTTTTGGGCAAACGAAAATCAGCATACCCACAATTTAGATATGAGAAGTGGAACATCATATTAGTATCCTGGGAAACGCATACAAAGGCTGAGAACAATTTGGACCTGGTTCCAAAGATCAAAGCTTATACTGAACAACTTAAAAAACAACACACATGAGTACATTTAAAAAAGGCGATATAGTAATGGCTATAGCGTTTAAAAAACTAAAACAAGATGTTGACAATTACATGAGGGAAGATAATATAAATAGAAATAAACTTTATATTATTGACTCCGTTTATAAAGGAAGTTTTGAATATCATTCTGCATATTCTGAACCAAACATTACGTTAGAGAATAAAGCATTTTATCATTTATCCTCAAACTTCGTTAAAATCGGTGAACTTTAAAACAACAACATGAGAAATGAAAAACTAAACAACGCAATCACCTGGGTTTGGATAGTATTATCCTTCCCTCTTGTCCCCTTCATCCTCATTGGTCTGGGTATCTTTACCTGCCTAGTGTTCTTCTTTGGCTATAAATCTGCCAAAAATGAGGAGATCTCCCTTCCGGTGGATATAACTCCCACCCCTTCCCACAAGGTCCGTCAGGAGCCTGTAATGGCCTTTGACGAGCTATCTTTCTAACTTAAGATCCTAAATCTTTAATTATATTTGTTAAATTTCTTTAACAAATTCCAAATATTACCACTTATTTAAAAAATTGGTTTATATTTGTATTCTAATTCATCACACAAAAACAACAATTATGTCAAAAATTCTTTCTTCTCGCAGTGAAATCATTGCCACTCCTCTTCCCCTGGCTACCGATTCTTATGCTCCCGTACCTCATGAGACAGTCATTAATACTGTCCTGGAAGGGCTGGATAAGGCTGGTATCGTAGTTTTAAGCGAACAGTACAATACCGCAATGGATTGTAAACAGGTGATAGGCCGTTACCAACTTCAACATGGTGATTCAGAAATGAAGATCAGCCTAATGTTCCACAACTCTTACAACAAAACAATGCCCTTGCGTATCGCTATGGGAGGACACGTTATTGTTTGTGAGAATGGTATGGTGATCGGGGATATGGGTGCCTTCAAACGCAGACATACCGGAACAGTCCTCCAGGAATTCATTGACCAGATGCAGGGTCATATCGCAACGGCTGGTGAAACCTTTTTAAGACTTCAATACCAGAGAGACAGAATGAAGGAAATCGAAATGACAAAGAGAACAACTTCCGAACTTATGGGAAGGCTCTTTATCGAAGAAGCCCTAATCACAGATACTCAGCTTGGAATTATAAAAAGAGAGATTGAGAATCCCTCTTTCAATTACGGGATTGAAGGAACGCTGTGGAATAGTTTCAACAACGTTACGGTTGCTCTGAAAGATGCACACCCTTCTCTTTATCTGAAACAACATATTCAACTGAACGATTTCCTGGTAAAGGAATTTGATTTAGTATAAATAGCTCGGACGGTACAAAATGGGGTGGTTCGAATAAGATTCACAATTTCCCAGGCGTATGCGGTCGCTGACAGGCTGGAAAGACAGCCATTAAGAAAGTGTCATCGAAAACTGTCGGGATTTAGATGCTAAAATCTTCGAGCTTTCTTTTCTTTTAACTAAAATAAAAACAATGAAAACATTAACACTGGATTATTCAAAATGGAGGAGCGGAGACAATTTAGAGAATAAATTAGGGAAAGGGTTCACAGAATTACACAATAATCGTCCTAAAAAATAATGCCACAATACCATAAAGGAAAAATTAAGGATGGTAAGCTAGTTGTAGATGTGAAAAGCTTTAACCGCTCCGTCAGTCATTTGTCTGATGGGGATTATATTTTGTGCCTTATTAAGCAGCATAATGGAACTACAAGGGATTTCCAGAAACTCTATTTTGCCCAGTTGGGGGAATGGAGTTATGATACCGGGTGGACCAAGGACATGCTGCATGATCTTGTGAAAAGCGAACTGTTCGTAGAGTTATTTAAAGAAGAGATTTCCACTACCAACCTTACCCAGGCCCAGTGGAATATTTTAATTTCCGAATTACAATCATTTTTAATATTAAAATTTGAGAATTTATGAGCAAGAAAATCAAACATTACGTAGGAAAAGTAAATGGTCCTTTTGTAAAGAAGGGAGAAATATATAAAAAGAATCCTATGAATATAGCTATTGATTCTACTATTATGGGAACTCTAAAGTTAGAACAATATCCAGAAACTTATGAACCAGTATATGAAGAAGAAGTTCTTCCGGGAATAGTTTCGTTTAAAGCCAGCGGTGGAAGAATTTTTCCTTTTAATGAGGAAAATATTTCCTATGAGGAATATGTTGAATCTTATACGAATTGTCGAGATATAACAATCCACACCATTTCAGTAGATGGAGTGGAATGGAGTGTGGGGGAAAAAGTTCATATTTTAGGTTCAAAAGAATATACTATTGATTCTTTTAAATGGACAAATGTCCCATTAATTGATAATGAATTCAAATGGTCAGTATGTCTTAGATCTGGGGGTTGGGATTGGGTAAGGGAATTAAAAAAAGCTCCTATCCGCAAACCCTTCATCACTTTAAAAGATGAGAATGGAAAGTATGTGGATTTATTTGAGGGAGACAAATATTGGTATGTGTTTACTGAGGATTTTGAGATAATGTCCTTTGAAATTCAGAAGAGTAGCGTTATTCCATATGATGTTTCTTTCCCTACCAAAGCAGCAGCAGAGAAATATGTATTTGATAACAAACCCTTCTACCCCAGGGGAGTAGTTGATCCAATTTTCAACGCTAGGTTGGAAACCTATGATAAGCATGTTGATAGAATTGAAGAATTTAAAAACAAACATAATGTCAAGCTTAAATAAAGAACAAAAGCTTTGGGGGTGGATCTTTTTTGGGATAGTGGCGGGTCTTGTTATTTGCTTGATAGTGAATGCATATGTAAATCATGATACGATTGGCCCCAGACCCTCATTAAATTATTAATATGAAGGATAGAATTAGCCGTAAGATGCAACATGATAGACTCCATGAATGGAATAAGACTCATCATCCTGATGAATTTCCTGAATCATCTTTTATGGATAAGGCTGTACCTAATAGCGATCACAAATCAACTAAGAGTAAAAAGAAAGTTTGGTGGTTAGAGTTTCAATGGAAAAGCGAAAAGGATTTTAATATATATAAAAAAGATTGGTGGTTTTTTCTAACTGAAAAAGTATATAATGAGGAGTGGCGTAAAAATACATTTGGAAATAAATTTGTTAGATTACAAGATTTAGAAAATAGTTTTAGAACTATGAATCAAATCGAAGGACGCAATTGGAGAGGACGTAATACTGAAACCGGAGAAATAAAAACATTATGAAACAAATTAAAACTAAAGCATCACTTATGTTGCTTATAATTCTGTTCTTTTTAGGTCTTATAATTCTTATAATTGAATTTACAACTGAATCTTATTATATACCAATTATTCATTACTGGTTTAATTTAAAAATTATTACAGGAATGATTTTTTGTCTTGCAGGGATTAGTTTACTTTTAAATAAAAAATAATATGGAGCAAGCATTATTTTTTTTATATATTTTGGGAGGTGTATATGCTGGAGCATTATATCTTAATGAAGAAACGGAAGAGGATGGACTGCTTTTCAATTTCTTTTTTGTATTCTTTTCCTGGGTCTCGGTATTGGCTTTTTATTTTAATCGTAATAATAAATAATATGAAAATTAATAAATTTATTGCTTTTTATTCTGGTCAACAACTTTCTCCCCTATCTACGGATGGACAATTGATTTTATTATATGCAAGAGAAAACCACGAATATAAATGGATGGGGATTGGCCCAGGAACGGGAAGATTCACTAATGGTCTTTTAATTCTTTTTAACTTTTCTATATCTATAAAAGTAAAAATAAGTGAAATTTAATGGAAGAACGCTATACCATATATGATTTAGAAACTCTTGCAAACTGTTTCACAGCGTACTTCATGGATTGGACCACGAAGAAGGAAAAGTATTTTGTAATAAGTCCCTTCCAGAATGACTTCTTTGAGATGATGAAGTTCTTAAGGAAGCTAAAGGACCATTATTATATCCTGGTTGGATTCAATTGCAATGGGTTTGACTGTCAGATCCTGGAATACATGATGTTCAATTTTAAAAAATTGAGATCCTGGTCTGGAGAAGATATTGCCCGGAGACTTCATGAAAAGGCTCAATGGATAATAGGTCTTGAAGAAGGAGAAGAGAAATGGATGAACCTTATCCCCGAATGGAAATTTACAATCCCTCACATTGACATTTATAAGCAGAAGCATTATGATGGGATGGGTAAGCGTTGCTCGTTAAAGTGGTTGGAATTCACAATGCGGTTTCCAAACATTGAATCAATGCCTATCCATCACTCTGAAGAAATAACTTCTCAGGAACAGGTAACTCAGATTGTTGTATACGATGCAAACGATGTTCATGCAACTCATAGATTATTTGAACTTAATAAATTTGAAAATGATTTAAGATTTAAACTCTCAGAAAAGTATGAACTAAATCTTATGAATGCTTCGGAGCCACGCATGGCCCGTGACATCTTTGGAAAGTTCCTTTCTGAAGCAATGGGAATACGATATAAGGACTTGAAGGAGAAACGTACATATCGCAGCAGGATTGCCACGAAGGACGTTCTATTCGATTATATTAAGTTTAGGGACCCCATCCTCAACGGAGTTAAAAAGTTCTATGAGGACCTGGAATTCAATCCATACAAGTTCGAAGAGAACAATATGCAATTAAAGAAGGTAAAAAAGGAATTCAAGTTTCACAACCTACAGGAGGTGGTTACTGGCCTGGGCGGTATACATGGATGTACAAAACCTGGGGTATATAACAGCACAGAGACCTGGAAGATTAAAGATATTGATGTAACATCCTTCTATCCGAATCTTGGAATTAAAAATAGACTGTATCCCGAACATCTTTCAGAGGTCTTTTGTGACGTTTATGAAAATCTTTTTAAGATGCGTCAGGAGATTCCAAAAGAAGATCCTGAGAATTTGGTATTTAAGATTATTCTTAACGCGACTTATGGGCTTAGTAAGGAACCTAATAATTACTTACATGATCCGAAATACACATTTGCGATTACGGTTAACGGCCAGCTTCTCCTTTTAATGCTTGCTGAACTATTAAGCATAAAAATAAAAGGAGTTGTTTTTTACCAGGTAAATACAGATGGAGTTACGATTGGTTATCCTATCGAACAAGAACAGAACGTTAAGGACTGCATGAAGAAGTGGGAAACCTATACAAAACTTGCTTTGGAGGATAAAATGTATAAGAAGATCGTTATTATGGACGTTAATAACTATCTTGCGGTTGATGAAAAGGGAAAGGTAAAGAGAAAGGGCCTCTTTGCATATTCAATGAAGCCGGAAGACAAGGAACTTGAATATCATAAGAACCCCTCCTTCCTGGTTATACCCAAAGCCCTGGAAGCATTCTATGTTAACAACGTTCCTATTCAGGATTACATAAAAAGCTGCCATGATATTTATGATTTCTGTGGAGGGGTGAAGGTTAAAAAGGATTTTAATGTCATGGAACATTATGTAGACTTTGAAACCAACACGATTGAAAAGGACGTTATATATGAAACTGTGGTCCGGTATTATATATCTAAGGAATTCAAATCTCTTAAAAAGCATTATAAGATGGAAGCCAAGCTTGCCGGAAGAACTGTAGAGATTGAGAAGGGGTGGAACACAACTTACTTTAATATCTTCCAGGATAAACCAATGGAGGAATATAACATAAATTATAAATATTATACTCAAGCTTGCAGGAAGATAGTAGATGCAATTGATCCACATTCACAAAACTTAAAATTATTTTAAAATGAAGCAAGAATTAAAATTTAATGTTTTAAATTTATGCAATTCAGGTTTACGAAACGAACTTAATAATCTTGTTCTGATTGATAAATCTTGTATCGGTGGTTCAAATTCAGGCGATATAGATAGATTTTTATTATCTTTTATAGATAAACCCATTGAAAAAAATGGCGCGTATATGAATGAAAAATTTCATTGTAATGCGTTTATAGTAATAGTAAGAAACACGGCTTGGTTTAGAGAATTTCTTGATGACGCTTATGACGTTATGAAAGAATTAGAAAAAGTAAGTGAAGAAGAATTATTAAACTTTTGATATGGACAAAGCACTGGAGGCCAGGATAAAGAATCAGGAGGAATGTAAAATTGCTGTCAGAAAAGCAAATTACAATGCTTCCTTCTTATCAACGGTTGGGAGCGGTAAAGGCAAGATATTCATTGACTTAGCTCTGGAACTCTTCAATGCTGGTAAAATCAAAAATGTTTTATATCTTTGTGACAGTAGAAGGCTCAGGGATTCCGAAAAGGACGGCTTCCCGGCTGAGTTGGAGAAGTGGGGTACACCTGAATTTAAAGACGCGGTAAGCTTACAATGTTATCAGACAACGTACAAATGGACCGGTATAGAGTTTGATTTGGTTATTGGGGATGAGATTGATTATGCCCTCACCCCCGCTTATGTAAAGTTCTTTCAAAATAATAGTTGGAAATATATAATTTTAGCTTCAGGAACTCTAACTCCAGAAAAGAAAAAGATCCTGGTAGTTATTGCTCCTATTGTCTTTAAGCTTTTTATGAATGATGCTGAGGACAGAGGAATAGTAAACCGAACAGAATATTATGTTTACAATTTTAAAATGAGTGAAGCTGAATCCAAAACTTATGAGAGTTTGACTCGGAAAATTTCAACTCTTATGAGAGCGGAAGTTGGTTTTGAAGATCCTGATATGCAGTTTTGGTTAAGGAAACGAAAACATTTTTTAAATGCACTGGAAAGTTCTTATCTTAATTGTAGAAATATTCTGAAATTTATTTATGGGAGAGATAAAAAACATAGGGTTGTTATATTCTGCGAACTTACCGAACAAGCTGACCGGTGTTGTAAATATTCCTACCACGGCAAGAACGAAGGAGATGATAACCTTACTAAGTTCCAGACCGGGGAAATTAATTATATATCGGTTGTAAGTAAGATTCAGAGAGGTATTAACCTTAAAAATGCAAATATTGCAATCTATGAAAGCATGTCTGGGTCTACTACCAAGTTTGAACAGAAAGCAGGTAGAATGAAACGGTTAGGAATTGATGAGGTTGCTCAGATTATTTTCATGGTCCCGTGGTTTAAAAGAGTAGATCAGTTTAACAACGTTACCTGGAAAGCAACAGTGGTGAAGGGGTGGATTGAAAAAGCAACAGCTAACATATCAAATTTGGATTTGATAATATTTAAAATATGAAAGGCCGTCCTCCAAAAGTATCTTTAAAACGAATTAAAAACGCATGGAAAATGAGTGACTTTTTTTTAGCTGACTTTAATGAAGATTATATTGACTTTATTAAGACTAAAGAAGATATGCATAAATTTAATCGTTTGAAAGAACTTCTTCCTCAAATGAAAGGGGTTCACCCCTCTAAATGTCAGGAGCAAATAGCAGAATTTACAAAACTGGATCGAGAATTAAGAGGTCTACCGCCTGTAATTTTAAAATTTATGGCTTTCCCTAAAAACCCAAGATTAAACTAATATGGAATCAAAAGAAGCAATCGAAATAATGTTGTCTCATGGTTATAAAAACACAGCAACTGTAGCAAATGGGGCTGGTTTATTCTTTTTAAAAAAGATTAGTGATACCTTGGATCTTCACGGAACCGTAACTCTTAAAACAGAATCTGTATACCTGGATATAATAGGTGCTCTTGATCTGGGCATTTCTATCCGATCCCCTCAAATGGCTTTAGATAGCCCAATACTATTTGAAAAAACAGAAGAGAGTATTTTAATATATATTAACCTACTTTTGTATGGAGTACTCAAAGACAAAAAAGAAAAAGTAGAAAAACCTTTGGAAGAACGTAAGTCTAATTTTTGGAATGAGATAAGAAGAGTTGCCAAAGAAGAGGGATACGAAAAAGAAATGTGTCTTGAGTTTTACGGATATTGGACTGAAAAGAATGGTCAGGGAAAATTAATGGAATTCGAAAAGGAAAGAACATTTCAAGTAAAGCCACGATTGAATACTTGGTTAAGGAACGATAAAAAATGGTCAAAGGACTTTGTTGATAAAAAGATAGAGAAACAAAATAAAGAACTAGAAGAGACAGGAACTAAGGTTATCAAGAAGAAAGATTTATTTTAATAAAATGATCAAAGAATTCTTAGAATTTATTGAACTGGCTGAAAGCTCGTCTCCTTATATTATATCACAATGTAGACAGTTTTCTGATGATTTTCCTAATGCTGACTTAATTGATTACAAAAAGTTATTTAAAGCCCTTGTAAAAGGATTCTCTTACGAAAAGGCTGTAGATAAATATAAAGCAGAACAAGCCAAGCTTGGAATGGATATTGCTAAGAGAGAGCTTTTCAGCGTTCTTAAGATGGAGGATTGTATTGAAGATATGCTCTCCGATCTTCAAAAAGGTAAGGAAAAAGGAACATCAACTTATATAACTGGAGTGGATGAAGCCTGGACCTGGAGACGCGGGGAATTTAATATATGGACCGGATATACTAATGAAGGTAAATCTCAATTCCTACGGTTTCTTTGCCTTATAAAATGTATTGTGGAAAAAACAAGAGTTGCTTTTTATGCTCCCGAAGATTTCCCGGCCAAAGAGTTCTTTGATGATTTGATTCATACAGCTTCCGGGAGATCAACGGATAAATATAACCCCCTGGGATGTATTAAGGAATCAACATACAGACGAATTTATAATTCAATTAAGGATTATTTTTATTTCGTTTATATTATCCCCCCTGAAAATACTTTAATAAATGTTTTAAAAGAATTTGAAAAGTTAATTGAGAATGAAGGGGTGACAGTTTGTATTATAGATCCTATAATAAAACTTAACAGGCCCAAAGAGTTTATGAATGCCGATGATAAGTATGCAGGATATGTTACCACCTTAATGACTGATTTTGCCAGGCGTACTAACATTTCTCTTCACATGGTTATGCATCAATTGACACCAAAGATCCAGGACAACGGATGTTTTCCCAAACCCAGTTATTACACTATCAAGGGAGGGGGGACCTGGGGAGACGGAACGGATAATATATTATCTATTCAAAGACCCTATTATTCAAAAGATAAAGTTGATGATCAGATAATATTTACTTCTCAGAAGATTAAGAAACAAAAGTTAGTTGGTGTTCCAATGGACATTAAGTTTCGTTTTGATAGAAAGAAAAACAGATATGTAAACTTTGAAACCAGAAAAGATCTTTTTGAGTTTTCAGAGTATTTTTCAAATCCCCAATTAGAGCTTGCTTTGAAGGGAATAAAAATGTGATCATGACTTCAGATAAAGATATTATAATTATTTCTTGCAGGATTGAGGACAATGTTGTAGCGGAACTCAAAACAATAGGAAGGGTTGATCCTGAAATAAAGGCAGCTATTGCTCTTGTTGTAAAAGAAATAAAAGAGAGTGAACAAGATATTGAAATTTTTGAAATAGGAGGGTGTTATATAATAACTGAAAAAAGCATAATCATTGCCTGTTATGAAGATGAACTTATACTTTATCCAGAAAACAAAAACGATGCACAACAAAGTACCTAAGAACGGAGACATAGTTAAATGTAACTATAACTTTGATGAAGAACGTCAGAGATATGGTTTGAAATATCCTAAAAAGGGAGACTATCTTACCGTAAGAGAAGCGTTAAGAGTTGTGGAAACAGGAGAATGGGTCCTGTTCTTTGAGGACTTGATTTTATCAATCCCCCTGGCTGTGGCCCGGTTTGATCTCGTCCAGACTGAGATGGATGGAGATGCAATATTAAATGAGGCAGCTAAAATAGCAAACAATTTATAAAAAACACAAATATGAAATACATTTTATTAATCGTTGTCTTTTTTCTGTCTATAAGTAGCTGTAGAACTACATACCCGTATCCCGATGGATATTATTATGAAGGTGGAATATGGTACTATTATTACAGGGGTCACCGTCAAGCATATCACTATTATGATGGAACAAATTACCGTCATCATCCGTATAGTTCTCCTTTTAGAGGCGGGGGTTCAAGAGGGGGAAGAGGACATAGACATTAACATTCCTTTAACAAAGACATTTTAGAATTTGGAATATTATTATTATCTTTGCTTTATGGAAGAGGTTCGAATAAATTATAAAAATCATACAATAGTTGTAGGAAATTATCTCGGACACCTTTCTAACAAATTTTATGAAATTTATAATCCCTCCGGAAAAATAATCGTAAATACTTTGTGGAATGATGATAAAATGTGGGACACTTATGAAAGAGCAATATTATCAGCAAAAAGACAAATTGATAATCCTGAAACAGGCTATATAGAATTATTCAATATAAAATAAAATCAACAAATGGCAAGAGTAAGTTTAATACTTGGTGAGAGTGCGTCTGGTAAATCCAGATCAGTTAAGAATCTCCCCCCTAAAAATACATTCGTAGTGAATGTAGTAGGCAAAGAACTGCCATTCCCCGGCTCCGAAACAAAATATCCTGATTTTAATACGGAGACCGGCCAGGGTAATCTTCTTGTGACTAAGAGCACAAGGACCATTGCCAAGGTTTTAAAATACGTAAGTGAGAATCGTCCCGAAATCAAAGCAATTGTGATTGACGATAATCAATATCTCTCTCTGTTCACTTACACTTCCCGAATTGATGAAAAAGATTGGGCTAAATTTAATACCATTGCCGTTAATATGGTTGATCTGGTTGAGTTCTGTAAGACCTTGAGGAAGGATATTATGATATTCATCCTCCAGCATGTGGAGTCTGGTACAGACGCTTCAGGTAATGATCAGATCCAGGCTAAAACACTGGGGAAGTTTGTTAAAGAAAAAGTTACTTATGAGGGGCTTTTTACAATTGTATTACTTTGTGATAAAGAAGAAGGGGAGAACGATGAAGTAAAACATTTTTTCTGGACCCGCAAAGCAAGGTCTACCGTAAAGACTCCGGAAGGAATGTTTACAGAACAGAAAATTCCGAATGATTTGTTTCTTGTTGCTAAAGCAATAAGTTCATATTATAATTAGTTAATCAAATTTTAAAATAAAAAACACAAAACATGTACAATTTCGCAGACACCAAGGCCGCAACAGCCAACGCTTACTTAAATCCAGGTATATACCGGTTGAAAGTAACTGAAGTAAAACAGGACAAATTTGCAAAAGGAACTCCTTATATCGGGTTCAAATTCGAAAATGAAGAAGGCGTAACCTTCATTGAGAAATTTACTTTCGGTTCTGAGGAATCAACGAAAGTATCTATGAGTCGCCTTCAGTATCTTCATGAAGGATTCTTTGGAAAATCTTGTACAAAGAGTCTTAAAAATATTGAAGAAATAACTGAATATTTCAGTAAATGGCTTACTACAAAAGAAATCGTTAAGACTATCTTAGTAGGTGGTAATGAAAGTGGCAATGTCGTATATGCCTGTCTTCCTTATTCTGGCTTCTTTATTGATGAAGATGCAAATTTTGAACTTGGAGAATTCGAACCAGGAACAAAGGAATACAAAAAGGTTATCAGGAAAAACAAATCCACTAGCGAAGTATCTGACAAGCCAAACGGTCTGTTGAACGATGCAGAGGATGAAGAAATCGGATCTAAAGCCAAGCCTAAAGACGAATCTAAGAAAAAAGCAGAGAAAGAACCTGCTAAGGAAGAATGCCCTTGGTAGTATTTTAATTGGTGTGATAAATAAGAAGGGTGGGAAAGAAAGACCCACCCTTTCTTTTAATTAACATTATGTTCGATTTTAATTCAGTTGAGTCTCCTAAAAAAATAAACAGAGATTTTATTTTAAGTAAAATATCTGAGGCCCATATTTTTGGTTACTATCACGGACCCTTCAAGATTGGACAAATCTATTGTTCAAAGCTCCGCAGGGACCGTAATCCTAGCTGTGGGTTCTACATTTCTAAATCAGGGAAGTTAATTTATAATGACCTGGGAAGAAAGGATTGGGCCTTCGATTGTTTTTCATTTGTTGAGAAGTTATATAATCTTTCATTCTCTGATGCCATCAAAAAGATAGCTTCAGATTTTGGACTTGTAACTGGAGTACAAACTACTGAAGTTAAAAAAGTAATTAAACAATTAAAAGACTTCGATAAAAGCTTTAAAAAGGACACCAGGATCATCTTTTCTGCTGATTCCTGGAATGATGACAATCTGTCTTATTGGAAGCAGTATCACATTACCAAGCAAGAACTTGAAAGAGAAGGAATATATTCTATAAAACGTCTTTTTATAAACGATTTTCCAGTCTCTAACCCCAAAAACGAAAACCGTTATGCCCTCACCCTCATGCACAAGGGGGAGATGAGGACTAAGATCTATGCTCCAGGGAGCGAAACCCTCCGCTGGATCACCAACATACCCCTGGATGTCCCGTTTGGAATGGATACCCTTAAATACGGTTCTCCCTTCTGTTTTGTGGCTAAAGCGCAAAAGGACAGGATTATCCTCATGAAGTTTTTGAGGTCCGTTATAGCGTCTCAAAATGAATCTGAGGGGGCATTGGACTCAGTATCTAAGAAGCTGCTTTTTAACTTCTCTGACAATTACCTGGGATGGGACCCGGATGAGAAGGGACTATCTGAGATGGATGCAATGAAAGAAAAGGGATTTAAACCCCTTCACCTTCCTATAGAACAGTTTGAAAAAGAAGGAATAAAGGATTACGCTGACCTGGCAAAGGTTAAAGGATTGGGGGCGGTAGAACAATTTTTAAAACAAAATAAACTTATATGAACGCAAGAACGGCTGCCGAATTATCAGTATCAGCATCTTCCTCAGAAGTTGATGAGATCTTAGATCTTATTGAAATTGAAGCAAAAAAGAAAAATACAAAACTTTATTTAAACTCTTATCCTTCTGGTGGTGCAATAAAAGCACTTAAAGATTTGGGATTTAACATTTATACGAGTTCTCATTCAATAGGATACAAAGTTATGTATTATATACAATGGTAATTAAAAATAATAACATGGAAAGGTATATGAGGGAGAAATCTTCTGGACGTATTGTAAACACAAATAAATACAAAAACATGGAAACAAATAAAGTAAAAAGTAAGTTCCCTAATGTAGGAGAACCAAGCGAAGACAAAATAGTAGTTCTTCAGGAAGGTGCAGAAGAACGCACCGAAGGTGGAATTATTATTCCTGATAATGTTCAAGAAAAACCCGAAAGAGGAATCGTTATAGCAGTAGGAAAAAGATCAGATGGAAAACCTTCAAATCTTAAACCTGGAGATGTAATTCTGTTTGGAAAATATTCTGGTACACTTGTTCGATTAAAAGCTGTTGAATATTTAATTATGAGTTATAAAGATTATTTGATTAAAATTCCTAAATGATTTTAACATGTCAGAACCATTTATCTTAACAAGAAAAAGTGTAGAAGCTGAAATTGTAAACACCCCCGCAGAGGTCCTTGTTACGTTTTATGGGATTGCTGTTTATCATGAAAAATATAGGTTCGCTATGTGGGTCCTTGATGAACTTCAAAGAAGAGGGGTTGACAAAACTGAGATCAAAAAATTTGATGACAATTTTCAGGAATTTTATGGTGCTCTCTTAACACAAAATGATTTATGAATTTAGAGGTTTGGAAAGATATAGAAGGATATGAAGGATTATATAAAGTTAGTACTACTGGACAAGTTAAATCTATAAAAAGAAATAAATTAAAAGCATTTGAACTAAAAACAGGAGGTTATTATAATACTTTATTATGGAAAAATAATAAATCATATAATAAAAGAATTAATCGTTTAGTTGCTTTGACTTTTATCCCAAACCCAGAAAATAAACCTTACGTTAATCATAAAGATGGAAATAAATTGAATAATAATGATTGGAATTTGGAATGGGTAACTGATTCAGAAAATAAAAAACATGCAATGAATGTCCTTAAAATACAATATGGTCCACCTATAAAAATAAAACAATACAGTATCTCAGGAAAATTAATAAAAATATATAAATCAATAACAGAAGCGGCCAAAAAAACAAAAATACACGGTGTTAATATTAGTTATTGTGCAAAAGGAAAAAGAAACACAGCAGGGGGTTTTATTTGGAAATATTAAAATATATGGAAACTTATAAAAATATTATATTCGATAGTCGAGAAGAGGTATGGTTTGCTATGTGGTTAGAAGAACTTAAACAAGCTGAATTCATTCAGGAATGGTATAAAATTAATACTCCGATGCAAATTCTTGATCCAGTAAAATTTCTTTATACACGGACCACACAATTAAAGACAAAAGAAAAAAAAGAAGTCAAAAACTTTACTCTTTTAAACGATCTAACTTATACTCCCGACTTCATAATAAAATGGACGGACAATGGATGGAATAAATTTGTCTCTTTAATAGAAGGTAATATTAATCCGAAAAGCTGGTTCTTTGGATCATACGAATATGAGTTTCGAAGAGTTACATATGCTGAAATTAAACCGACCTTTGATCAACATGGAAAAACAGCACGTTTTAGTGTTATACAAAAAGTAATTTGGTCTATTAAAAATATATTTGTAGATTTGATTATTCCTGAAGACCTGTTTGAAGGAACTTTTATGCCCCAAGAAGCAATTCCTGATTTCAAATATAAAAAGAATCCAAGAACCGGACAATGGAAAACAAAATACATTCCTAAATCATTAAATGAATTTTTAAAATCATAATCATGGGACAAATAGAAGTTAGTCCAGATTTTGTTCAAAAATTATCCAACGCTATATCGGAAAAGAATTGGAGTAGAATGTTTACATATCCTCAAACGCCAGAAGAAAGACAAAGAGTGGAAGACAATATTCGTAGAGAATATGAAAGGTGTAAAGAGGATTATAATTACTGGTATAAAAATTATTACGTTCCTTTAAACAGTGAATATGATAGTTATTGATCACATGTTAAACGCTGCTCTAAAAGCAGGATGGATTCAAGTTGGTCCCGGAGTACCTGTTTTCTTCAGAATTGATCCTCTAGGAGAAAATATAATGACCTGGGCAGATGGTAGCAATCCTGTAGACTATTGTTGTCGCTTTGCATTAGCAGGGGATTGGGAAGGAAATTATTATATTTGGAATAAATGGGTTGCTGAAGGATTTTTAACATCAGAAAACTTACAAAGCGACATAAACAGAATTTTTGGCAGTTATACATGCGTAAGATGTCCTATTGATAGTTTAGCATCTGCAACTGCCGCTGTACTTTCAGACTATTTTTGGAGTAATCAAGTTCACGGACGTAAAGACAGAAACAATGACCTTGAAAATTATTATAATCAATTGTGTACAAAATTAAAAGAAGATGCAACCCTCAGAATACAAAAATAAATTCGCAATTTCGCAATCCTCTATTAAAGATTGGCGAATACTAAGCCCCAAAGCCTGGTATAATAAATGGATACTAAACATTCGCCCAAAAACCACATCCGAAGGGATGGAGTTTGGTAGCTTGCTTGATACCTTGATATTTAATCCAGAACTCTTTGAAAAGAGGTTTATCCTTTCTGAGGTAGCAAAACCTTCAGATAAGATTGTTCTTATAACAAGGTCGGTTTTTGATCATATTACTGAGCTTAATAAGAATGCTACAGAATTGAATAAAGCAGTTGTAGCTGCGTTGTTTGAACCAAAACAAATTCCACTTAAAAAGTACGATCTTACTGAAAATAAAGATATTGTAAAAAAGTTTTGTACAGAACATGAGTTTTGGGTATCCAATTTGGAACGCGCATATAATGATGTGATAAAGAATGGATCAGAATTCTTTGATTTCCTTACTAAGGTAGGGAGTAAGATCGTAATAGATAACGATCAACTCGCCCTGGCAAAAGAACTTTCACAAATATTAAAGACTGATGCTATCAGCAGAGGGTTCTTTGTTGCTAAGAAGGATTGTGAAGTTCTCTTTCAGCAACAGATTTTTGCTGAATTTGAATTAAGCGGGTTTGATAATCTTGAGGTATTACCAATGAAAGGAATGCTTGATATTATACATATCAACCACAAACGCAAGGAGATCCGGGAAGTGGATTTAAAATATACAAACAATACTTTCCTTTTCCCCGATGCAATTAGGAGATTTGATTATCCCCTGCAACATAGTATCTACGATTTCCTTTTACATGCCTGGATCAAGACATATAAAAAAGGACAATATAGTGATTATAGTATAATGAATCCTCTTAACGTTGTTATTGACGATCAGGAAAAGATTCCTTATCTGTATGGTTACAAAGGCTCAGACCTTCAGATAAAGAGATCCGGCATGGAAGGAACAAGGATAACGGGATGGGAACAGACCCTGGAAGAAATTGCTTGGCATATTGATACCAATCAATGGGAAAGGCCCCGCAGTCACTATTTAAACGGCTTTATAGCTGTAGAAGTATTCTCTAAAAGATGATTACATGCAATACCATACCTCTCATTGTACAGAAAAATGTAAGGACAATGCCCATTGTGCAACTTGTCGTTCCAGGAAAAGAAGATTTTTGGACCCGATTAAATATGTGTGGCATAATCTAAAGGATAGAGCTAAACAACGTCCAAAAGATTTTACAATACCTCTTCATGTATTTAGATTATGGTGTGAAGAAAATAATTTTGTACCAGGGAGAGGGGATTCAGTAGACCGCATACATAATCAAGATGGGTATCATATTTGGAACATTCAAAAAATGACTTTAAAAGACAATATTAAAAAGTACCACGAAGTAGATAAATTTAAAGCTTTACAAACTGAAGAACAATGGTAAGAATAATTGGAGAATATACAGTAAAACTTGCAAAACAAACTGGCGGTAAAGCAGGAAAAGGACATAATAAAACGTCAACTGTACAGGTCATTTATAAAAGTTTTATCATTAAACATATTCGATATAAAACCGATTCACTTGAAAGTAAAATGGAAGCAATTAATAAAGGAATAGATTATGCTACAAGAAATAGATCTAAAGGACGGAAAGGAATATATTATTGATAACGAATTCAATAACGGGGGTAAGGTTACCCTTGTAAGAAAGGGAAGATACTTTTGTACTGTAAGGGATGAAGAGACCGGAGGGGAGTGGGAAACAATGTGTAATAGATTAACTGAAATAGAAAATAATAACCCATGACAAAGATACTGGAAGCGGCAATTAAGTTATATCCAATTGAAGAAAAATTAAAAGAACTTCCAACAGGTCGTCAATATGCTGCACAACAACAAAACTATCGCACTGTATTCTTTGCGGGACATGCCTACACAATGGAAGCCTACGGAGTAGAGGAAATGGCAAAGGCGTTGAGGGAGTTGGTTGATTGGAATGAGTTTAATCAAATGACGCTTCATTTACCAATAATTTGTGATAACGCCCGCGCCGCTCTGAACAAATATGATTCAGTAACCAATAAAAATTAAAGTATATGTCATGGTCAATTCAGTTTATCGGCAAGCCGGAAAATATCGCTAAAGCTCTGGAAGATTATTCTGGAAAACTTAGTGGTCAATCAAAAGTAGAATACGATTCGGCTTTGCCTCATCTTGTCGGATTAGTAAAAGAAAACTTTGGTGAAAATCCCCCACTTCTGAAACTTGAAGCAAGTGGTCATGGGAGTGTGGTTAATGGGGAACAAAAACAAAGAAACCTTACTGTCAATTTGCTTTCATTCTACGGGAACTTCGTTTAACTTCTAACGTTCGAGGGTGAATCACGTTAAACCCTCATTTTTTAATGGATGGTAAAAATAATGATAATGGATAAGCTTTTCTTCGATATAGAATCTACAGGTTTAAATACTGAAACGGACCGGATTGTACAGCTTGCTATAAAAGTAGTTAAGGAAGACGGTTCTATCCTGGTAAACAAATCCAAACTCTACAACCCCGAAATCCCCATCTCCGACTCTGTATTTGAAGCTCATGGGATTAGTGACGATGATGTTAAAGACTCTCCCTTGTTTTCTGAAGATGCAAAGAAGTTAAAAAAGCTTTTTGAAAACAAAATTATAATCGGATATAACATCATGCGCTTTGATGTTCCTTTGCTTATGGCTGAGTTTGCCAGGGCTAAGGTTGAAGTGGATTTGTCGGGTAAGTTTTTGGATGTGCTTAATATAGAAAAGAAACTTAATTCAAACAACCTGGCAAACACTTATAAAAGGTATTCTGGAAAGATCCTGGAGGGTGCTCATGATGCAATGAATGATGTTGAAGCTACAGAACTTATATTTAACTGTCAGGATAAGATCGTAGAGGACCGGCTTGAATGGAAGGATGTAGACCTGTACGATCTTTCAGATACCAAGGAAATGGTTGATCTCTATAATAAATTAAAACGAGATGACAAAGGATTTTTGATATTTAATTTTGGAAAGGCAAAGGGGATAAGGGTTATTGATGATGCTAATTATGCTGGCTGGATCTTGAAGGAGAACTTCCCCACCCAGGTAAAGGACCTTATCCGGGCAGAACAGACAAAACACGCTCTTAAACCCAAAGAAAGCTTAAGAATCACCCCCCTCCCCCCAAGAAACCTAAAAGAACAGCCTAAGTCCTATAATTGGAAACCTTCTAATGAACCGGACGATTTACCTTTTTAATTTCATTTTATGAAAGCTTTTATATTTTTAACCCTGGCTTTTATTGGTAATTGTTATTTAATATACATATCTTTGAACAGTACTAAGCGCAGGAACAGGGAATATATGGACTTAAAGATCAGTCAGGAAATAAAAAAATATTTTGATAATATGATGTTTGGATTTGGAATGCATCACGATTATACAGCAGAAGAGTTTAAAAAAATAAAATCTCATTCTGATCTTGTAGAACAAAATAAGAGAATGGAGAAAATAATAAAAAATTATAAGTTATGAGTAAATTGGGAACAGGTAGTCGTCTTAATGATAATAAAACTCGCCATGATCTTCTGGAGCCGTTCGCTATAAACGAACTGGCTAAAGTGTTCACCAAAGGGAATTTCAAATACCCAGAACCCCCTCATAACTGGCTTCATGGTATGAAGTGGTCTAAATGTGTTGCGTCTCTTAAAAGGCATATAAATGCGTTTGAGAGGGGTGAAGATTTTGACTTTGATCCAGAGTGTAAGGATTGCCAGGCCGGAACTTGTCTTAGTCATACTGGTCTATATCACATGGCTCATGCTGCCTGGAACTGTCTTGCCTTGGTATCCTACTATAAGTGGTTTCCTCAAGGAGATGACCGCCTTATAAATGTTATTCCTAAACCCAAAATTGGACTTGATATAGATGAGGTACTTTGTGATTGGATTGGTGACTGGTGTAAATATTGGAGTATTGATACCCCAACCGCCTGGTTCTTTGATTATAAGATCCCGGAACGTTTTGAACAAATGAAAAGAGACGGAATTTTAAATGACTTTTACCTGGGACTCAAACCACGAATAGACCCTAAAGATATTCATTTTGAACCTCATGCATATGTGACTTCAAGACCAATACCAACTGAAATAACAATGGAGTGGATTAGAATTCATGGCTTCCCTCAGAGACCTGTTATTACGATCCCGGTAGGAAAATCAAAAGTGGATGCCATAAAAGAAGCTGGTATAGATATTTTTGTGGATGACCGTTATGATAATTTTGAGGAGTTAAACCGGGCTGGTATATGTTGTTTTCTAATGGATGGTCCACACAACCAGCGTTACGATGTTGGTTTTAAAAGGATCAAATCTCTAAAAGAATTAAAATTTTAATTATGTGGTTCACTCATCGTGGTCATAGATTGGGAGTTAATGCAGATCTTATTAGAGAACGAAAACTTGATTTTGATACGGTAAGTCAGATTGTTGCATTACATAAGGAGCGATATGATCTTTTTACTCTTTTAGTTAAAACAAAGAATAGAACGTTTATGAAAATTCTATTCAATCAATTAACCCAGGTTGAATTTGAACTTCAAATGTTATGGGGATTTGAACCTAATGCAATTAGACATAGATCTTATTTATGGCCTAAATGCACCTGTCCTAAAAGCGATAATGATGATGCTTTTCCTGAGATACAATGGATTGATCTAAAGTGTCCACTACACGGACCTAATTAAAAAACTAAAATAAACAAAATGTCACTAAAAATTTATGAAGACTCAAAAAACTACACTGGTACAGTAGTTAAGGTAACAACTACATTCTCCCTCCCTGGCTTAGATAATGTAGTTGGGACTTCGGTGTTTGGTAATACGTGTATAATTCCAAAGAAGTATCCTCTGGGGGATCTTTATATATTCTTTCCGTCAGAAACTCAACTTAGTGAAGCTTACCTTAAGGGTAATAATCTTTATCGGAATTCTAATCTAAATGAAGATCAGAAATCAAAAGGATATTTTGAGGATAATGGAAGAGTCAAAGCAATAAAATTTAAAGGCAATAAATCTACAGGAGTTGTAATGCCTATTGGTTCTCTAGCAAATGTTATTCCAGGTGCTTCAGGAGGTGTTAATAAAATAGTATATGGTCTTAAAGCTGGACAGGAGTTTAATGAAATTGACGGAATTTTTATTTGTAAAAAATATATTGTTCCTGTCAAATCTTCTGGACCTGGTACAATGAAATCAAATAAGGTATTGGATGAGATCATTGATTCCCGTATGTTCCCTGAACATATTGATACTTCTCAGTTACTTAAGAACCTGGATAAAATCAATCTTCTGGATGAAATGAGCATCACTATTAAACTTCACGGTACTTCTGCCCGTATAGGTCATACACTTACTAAACGCAAACTCAAATGGCATGAAAAACTTGCTAAAAAACTGGGAGTGAAAGTTGTGGATGAAGAATATAGTTATGTGATAGGAAGCCGTCACGTTGTAAAATCTGTAAACTTTAATGAACTGAAGAATAAGAATCATTTTTACGAAGATGATCTTTGGACAATGGTTGGAAAAGTTAACTTCCAAAATAAATTACATAAAGGAGAGATTGTATATTTTGAAATTATCGGAAAAGATAAATATCAAATCAGGTGTACAGGTAATACATATATACCTCTAGCCGCTGGAGTAGATATTCAAAAAGGATATTCTTATGGATTAAATATTCCTAAAGTTTATGTATACAGAATCACTCATATAAACTCCCAGGGGGTTGAAGTGGATTTATCATGGAGACAGGTCCGTAAAAGATGTACGGAGATTGGAGTTGATCCTGTAATTACAGATTATGAAGGAAAAGTATCAAATTTTGCAGTGCATCAAGTAGGCTGTGCAATAGAAGATTTCCTTGGAGATCCAGAACCTTGGAAAGATAAATTTGAAAAATATTTTATTAAGACTTATCTTGACAGACCATCCTGGCTTGATTCTAACGTGATAGAAGAGGGTATTGTTATTCGGATTGAGGATTATCCAAATCCCAGAGTATACAAGCTTAAGTCGCCACTTTTTTTGATCCACGAATCTAAACAGGCAGATGCAGAAGTAATTGATGTAGAAACACAAAATTAATTTTATGAGTTATAAAACATATGTTATTGTTAGTTGGGTTATAAATTTAAGTATAATATTTTGTACTATTATGTATATATTATCTGAAAAATAACATTATGAAAAAAGTAGTTTTAATTTTATGTGGACCTCCAGGTAGTGGTAAAACAACCTTTATTAAAAGGTTCCCTGATAAACGATTCTTTACTATACTTTCAAGAGATGAAATAAGGGAGAAGATGTTTGGTAAAGAGTATAAACAGAATAGCAATGACGAGAAAAAAGTCACTAAATGTTGGGATCATTTATTAGGAGCATCAATACATCTTAAACATAATATTATTATTGATAAAACAAATGTTGATGCGGCCCACCTGGATGGATACGTAAAACAGTTTCCTGAAGCTGATTTTATACTTAAAATAATATTTTTCAATACTCCTTTATGGCTTTGTAGAGTAAGGGAGGTTAAGAGAAGGATACTAACCGGCAGACACGTTCCTCACGGAATTATTAAGGACATGAAAAAAAGATTTGATAAAATCAATCAAAATAATTATGGCAAGTATTTTTTTTACAAGTGACACTCACTTCCACCACAAAAACATTGTGCGTGGAACTTCTGAATGGACAGATCTATCTAGGTGTAGGGATCTTGATACTCTGGAAGAACATGACGTTCGCCTGGTTGAAAATATCAATAAGACTGTAAAGGAAAATGATATTCTTTATCACCTTGGGGATTGGAGTTTTGGGGGGATTGATCAGATTTGGAATTTTCGTAAACGGATTAATTGTAAAACAATTCATCTGGTCCTGGGAAATCATGATCATCATATAGAAAATGATAAAAAAGTCATAGTTGGAATGGAAGCAAATATAGATGAATTACATCATGCCGTATATATGAATAATATTCAATCTTTTTTTTCTTCTGTAAATCAGTATATAAGAAACAAAAAAATAAATGGACAATCAATGTGCTTGTCTCATTTCGCCCAGAGGGTGTGGGGTAAGGGACAGTATGGAAATTGGAACTTATACGGACATAGTCATGGAACGTTACCTGATTATTGTTTACCAAATTATGGAACCTTTGAATATGCAAAATTCAAATGTATGGATGTTGGTGTAGATACTCATCCAGAATTCCGTCCATATCACTTTGATGAGATTGCAGCAATAATGAAAAATAGAATTAACCTGGGTGGAGTAGATCATCACAATGAAAATACAAACTAATGGCTATAATTGTAAATGATCCTGAAAATCTCCCCCTCCGCTTTGCTCAATTAAATATTTCAGAGTTCAAAGGACACTTGGGCTTGTCGTTTCTGGATAGACTTACTTCTCCTTCCTATAAAATAGGAATAAAAAGAAACAATTATTATTTGGTAAGAACGGATGCTTTGTTTACTTTTACTACACCAACTATAGAATCTAATATATTAGTAAGGTTAATACGGTGGGCTGAGAATAAAAATTACGATTACTTAATGTTTATTAATAAATAAAAATGTCTATAAATAATTTTGAATTACTGGCCCCGTTTATTTCTGTCAAGACACATATAGAAAATCCATTCTACCTTCTCCAAATACTAAAAAGGCGAAAGGATAATCCAACTATGGATAAGGATATGGAAGTTATTGATCAAATGTGTATTTATAATAAGTCTGACCTAGAGAAGAAGATGGCTCATATTATGGCAATCTGTGTAAGGAATAATGCCAGGGCATATATTAATCTTAACGTCCGGGACCTTGAGAGAGTCGGTTTACAGGCTTTAAAACTTACGGTTGATTATATTATAAGTCATAACTATAAGGCTGTTAAAAAGGCTTTTTGGGCGGCTGCTGGAACATGTAATTCAGAAATATTTAAAAAGTGGGTTGTGGATGTTGATATAACCGCTCCATATTATGTTGACCAAATTATTGCTTCTATTAAAGAATTACATAAACAAGCTAAGAGAGGGGATGATGGAATATTTGGGGTTGTGCCTACTAAGAAAGGATTTCATATTATATGCGCTCCGTTCAACGTCCAGGAAGCCCGGAAAATATTTGAAGAAGACATTCAGAAAGATAACGGAACAATACTTTATGTCCCATAAGAAAAAGAAAGATCCTCCCAAAAAACAATGGTCCAAAAATTGGGGATCAAGGGGAATTGTTATGGTAAATTCGTTGGAAGCAAAAGCATCAACACCAATAATACAAAAACATAAAAAACCATACATGGGGTCAAATTAAAAAACGCGACTGAAAAGCCGCGTTTTCTGTTTGTATGTACCAAGAGATAGGTTACACTATTAATCCACTCTTTGATTTAGAGAGATTTTCTTCTGTCAAAGGCTGACCATCTGTTGTGACCAGATTGGTTTTGGAGGTTTGATTCTTCTTTGCTTCTGCTGCAATACCATCCTGAGCTTTTTTCAATTGTTCGGCTTTAAGAGCTTGCAATTGGGTCATTTGCTCTTGATAGTCTTTAAGTTCAGCATCAGTTGGAGCTTCACCATTATTCCAGGTGTATTTAAGCTTTGCTTTACCAGCTTTGATATTAAGATTCAAAAGTACCTGGAAAGCCTGTCCTGCTTTCTGTAGAGCTTCAAAGGCTACTACCAGGTTGTTCTGAATAGCTTCAGCGACATCCCCGCGAAGGTCCAGATTATCAGTAGATTGCCATTCTACGTCAGGAATAAGATGAGTTTTAGGCTGTGATGCCTGAACATTTTTCTTTTTTTGTGCTTCGGAGAAAGCGGCTGCTTTTTCCTTGTGATTTTTACGATCTGCCATGTGTTATTAATTTTTTACAAATATAACCATATTATTTGAAACTTCCAAATGCCCTGGTAGTTCACATATATTTAACAAATAGAACATTTTTTATTACCAAAATTTATATTAAATTTGCAATATGATATTTCATAAACAAGTCGGGTTCCCCGAACAAATGGTTATCCCAAGAAAGTTCTTGTTTCTAAAGTACTCAAAACACGCTTTAAGGCGTTTTAAGGAAAGGGTTAACAAAAGACCCCCATCCATAAACAAGATGATGTTAACCAAAAAGAAGTTTGTAGAAGTAAAGACCACAGAGAGTGGTAAAAAGATTTTAATGTGTGTTGTTAGAATACAACACAACAAAAGTTATGATATAGTACTAGTTTTAAAACCTAACTTTAAAAAAGCTACTGCTAAGGTAATAACTCTTTGGATAAACCATAAAAAGGACCATCACATGATTAACAAATCAAATTATAGTAAACCATGAATGACATAATGCTTGATATTGAAACCTTGGGAACATCACCCGGTTATATTGTTACCTCATTTTGTGCTGTAAATTTTCAATTAGAAACAGACTTTGTAAATCTTGATTATTTTTATCAATCAATTTCAATAAAATCATCTCTTAAATACGGACTAAAAATTGATCCAGAAACAATGAAGTGGTGGATGAGACAGGATGAAGAAACAATTAATAAATTTCTTGCTCTTGATCACTCAGGAGATGATTTAAAAAGAATATTAGAAGAATTTACTGTTTGGCTAATAAATTTCCCAAATCCAACATTATGGGGAAATGGAAACCGTTTTGATTGTGGTATTTTAGAAGGAGCATTTAAAGCAGTTGGATATTCTGCTCCTTGGACAACTAAGAATGAAAGAGACATGAGAACATATATCATGCATAATGAACATGTTTATGAACCCTCATCTAATAGGGGAACAACACACGACCCATATGAAGATTGCTTATATCAAATTAAAGTATTACAAAAAGTTTATAAATTAAAACATCAACAATGAACACTCCAGGACACATAAATGATCAACCTATTAAGGATTTTGAAACACCAAATAACGGTTATACATTTACTACACGAGATTTAACTCTTAATGAATATCAGTTAGAAGCAGCTAAAAATAAAGCATTCCCTGAGAAGTATGCAATCATATATCCAACAATCGGAGTTCTTAATGAAGCGGGAGAGATGGCCGGTAAAATTAAAAAGTGGATGCGTGGTGATACTCCAAATCTTAATGTTGAAGATCTTACTGGTGAAATCGGTGATGTACTTTGATATATTGCTTCCCTTTGTACTGACTTAGGTATTACTATGGAAGATACTGCCCGAAATAATATTAAAAAAATTACTTTGCGTAGAGAAAAAAATATGATTAAAGGAAACGGAGATCATAGAGAAATAGAAATAAAATGATTGGAATTTATAAAATAACAAGTCCTTCTGGGAAAGTATATATTGGGCAGAGTTGGGATATTAAAAGCAGATGGACTCATTATAAACAACATGGTAGAAAACACAAACAAGCAAAACTAGAAAATTCCTTTGATAAATATGGAGTTAAAAATCATAAGTTTGAAATTTGTCACGAATTACCCTCTGATGTAAGTCAAGATGTTTTAGATCGGTATGAACAGTTTTATATGGATCTTTATCGTGATTGTGGTATTGAGTTGTTGAATTTGAGAGAGGGTGGGTATGGGGCAAAACATACTCAAGAATCAAAAGATAAAATAGCAAAAGCTCATTTAGGAAAACCCAAACATACAAAAGAATCTAAGAAAAAAATAGGAAAATCCAGCAGCGAACGGACAGGACATATTACTTGGAATAAAGGATTAAAAAACTGTTTTTCAAAAAAATCTCTTCAACAAATGAGTAAATCTCGTAAGGGATTACGTGCAAAAACAGTATTACAATATGATAAACAAGGAATTTTTATAAAAGAATGGAGTTGTATTTCTAATGCAACCAAAGAGTTAAATATTTCAAATGGAAAAATAACAATGGTTGCTCAAGGAAAAAGAAAACAAACTGGTGGGTTTATTTGGAAATACAAAAAGACAAACAATGAAAGGATTAACTGCAATAATTAAGATGTCGTCAGGATGCGATTGGCACCGATTGGTCATGCCTTTGAAGTATATGGGCATTGATATTAATCAATGGAAAGGTAAAACTTTTGGGGATCTTTCTCCAGAGACAAAAATCCTTTTGTTTAACAGGACCCCAGGGATGGATATTGAAGTATTTAAACCCTTGCAAAAACAACACGGTTTTAAAATAGTTACGGATCTTGATGATTATTGGGATCTATACCCTCATCACATCCTGGCTAAGTCCTGGGAAGCTAATAAAACCGCCCAAAAGATAAAAGATTGCATTGTTGCGTCAGATGCCGTTATTGTTACAACCGCTCTACTGGCTGATAAAGTAAAGGCTTTAAACAAGAATGTCCATGTAATTCCTAATGCCCTCCCCTACGATCATGAACAATTCAACTCTACAAAGGTACAGAGTGAATTCACCCGTTTTCTTTATGCAGGAGGATCATCACACTTTCACGATATTCAAGTTTTAAAAAGACCATTTGAAAAGATTATAAACAATCCCAAATTTAATAAATCTAAGTTCATACTGGCAGGAGTGGATTACAGAAACAAAGAGTCCCTTGTATTCTGGAATAAGATGGAGAACTCTTTCTCTTTAAACGGAAGGATACCCGGTTATGAATCTCGCGGGACCCTCCCCCTGGACTCCTATGAGGATCATTATTCTCATTGTGACGTTACTCTGATCCCTCTGGAACAGAATATGTTTAATGCGTACAAGTCCAATTTAAAGATCCTTGAGAGTGCGGCTAAGTATAATCCCTGTATCGCTTCAGATACTTCTCCTTACTCTGACTTCCCTAATAGGGATTTAGTTATGTATGGATCGAATGCTGCAACCTGGTTTGACAATATTAAAAAGTTCGCTATTGATCCGGTCTTTCTTAAGGAGAAAGGACAGGCCCTGGGTGAATATTGTCGTGAACATTATAATTTACTTAAAATCAATGAATATAGAAAACAACTTTTTGAACATTTAATGAAATAACATGAAAGACTTTGATCCAGAAATAGAAAAAAGAGAACCCATAAACTTTGAAGAGCAGATGAGTCCAAAAAACCTTGCGTTTCAAAAAAAGAGATATGAAAAGCACGTAAATGATCATAAAGACGAACCTTGTCTGTGCGGTCATGGAACGGTAGGTCAATGTCATGAAGACTGTTGGTATTAAATTCCTTAAATTTGGATAATATGAAAAAAGATATTATATTTGTGATCGAACTAACGGATGGTACTATCTTAGCCGCAACTAGAGACGAAATTGATTGCGAAATCAAGTATTGTGAGGAGGGAGGATTTGAATTGAACTTTAAGACTATCGGACAAATTAAACAGCCCCCGCAGGGTTTATCCCCTGACTTTCAGACTCGTTTAATCGAATTCTTTGATAAGGATTTAGAGGTTACACCAGAACTCAGAGACAGTGCTGCTTTAGCTATAATAAACCACATAATACGATAAATGGCAAAGAAAAAAGAAACCAGAGACGTAGAAAAGCTTAAAAAGCTTAAAGTTACAATGGACAAGATTGACAAGGATTTTGGGACCGGTACGGTCATGATGTTGGGAGATAGTCCCAACAAGAATATAGAAGTAGTGTCTACAGGCTCATTAGGGCTTGATATAGCCCTTGGAGTCGGAGGACTACCCAAAGGTAGGATCGTTGAGATATACGGCCCAGAAAGCGGTGGGAAGACCACCCTGGCTATGCATGTGATTGCCCAGGTACAGAAACTTGGTGGAATCGCTGCAATTATTGACGTAGAACACGCTTTTGATGAATCTTATGCCTTGAGAATGGGTATAAACACAGACGAGCTTATCATCAATCAACCCGACTACGGAGAACAGGCCCTGGAAATCACTGACCGGCTTGTGGAATCCGGTGCCGTGGATATTATAGTTGTAGATTCTGTGGCCGCTTTAGTACCTAAAGCTGAACTAGAAGGAGAAATAGGGGACCAGAAAATGGGATTACAGGCCCGGCTTATGGGTCAGACCATGCGTAAACTTACAGCCAAAACCTCTAAATCTAACGCTATTGTCATCTTCATCAATCAGTTAAGAGAGAAGATAGGTGTGATGTTCGGGTCCCCGGAAACCACTTCTGGGGGAAATGCCCTTAAATTCTACGCTTCCATACGTCTTGATGTGCGTAAGATCGGGGTCCTGAAAGACGGTGACGAAGCCATTGGGAACAGGGTTAAGGTGAAGGTAGTTAAGAACAAGGTCGCTCCACCCTTTAAGGTGGCTGAATTTGACCTCATATTCGGCCAGGGTATAGATTCAAGTGCTGAACTAGTGGACATAGCCACGGGGCTAGGAATCATCAAGAAGAGCGGTTCCTGGTATGCTTATGGTGAAGATAAAATTGGGCAGGGAAGGGATGCTGTCTGTACTCTATTAAATGATAACCCGGAGTTACGTACTGAGATCTTAGAAAAGGTCAAGGAAAAACTCAAATTATAAACTCTTTTTTAAACGTTTAAAAACACACACAAATGCCAGATTTATTAATCAAAGACGCTGAATTACAACAGCTAGACAAACTAATCCAGGAAGTGCCAACAAAACACGGTTTTGGGATTGTAGTATTTTTTCAACAGGTTAGAGCACTTAGAGATAAGGAAGCTCAAGCTGAAGGTTCTAAAGTTAAAGAAAGCGTAAATGCTCCTGAAAAACAGGAAGGAACAAAAGAAATTCCTCAAGATGTAATTGACAATTAATAATTAAGCCGGATTAAATATCCGGCTTTTTTATTAGCTAAAAAACAATTTTATTTCTCCTTCTCTTCTCTGGACCAAAACCTGGTCCACCTGATGATTAAAATAAACCCATTTTCTAAACTCAGCAGAAATGGCACCTTGACCAGCATTTGAATTAATCGCAACTAAAAGATGAGATCCTATAAAGCCTCCACTCCCCTCATTATAAATAAAATCAGCAAGAGAGTCTACCTGGTTTTGATTCAAAGGAAACGTTACATGATTATTTAAAATAGGAGATACTAGGACATTCATATAATTTAAAAGGTATGAAAGACCTTGTTGCCTTGTAATGGATGGATCTTGCATAGTAACCTTTCTTCCACCAGGATAAAAGGTCGTACCGTACCCAATCGTTGGAATATCACCAGGTTTTTGATATGGGTGTGGTATGAATCCTTCGAATTGTTCAGTAATTAAAACTCCATTTGAAGATATGGTATACATTTTATTTAATTATTATTTATTATTCTTGATAATTTAACTTCTCTTATAGCTTTTCCAATTATTAACATTTCAGAATATGAAAAATGATTTAATCTAGCTATATTACATTCTTTACAACACGGTATACAATTGCTTTGTAAATGTCCCTTTGAATTATCCAATCTATCAAGGCCGGTTGATTCAAATCCACAGTACGCACAAGTTTGTTCTAAAGCGTTTTTAATAAATGATTTCGTTAAATCATTTAGAAGTCCTTTCCTTTGATCAATTTGAGTATAACACATTTTAATTTGACCAGGTTTTCCTTTCGTAGAAGCATATTCGGATTTCTTTTTTAATCTATCTTTCCTAGTTTCTTTAGACCAATTAGCCCGTCTAATTCTTTGTCTTTCATTATCACAAATTTTACAAACTTCAAGAAAGCCAGATAAACGATCACTGTTTCTACAAAAATAATCTTCAGTCTGTGGTTTTTCTTGTTTACATTTTATACAAATAACCACTTTATCATTACTTGATATTTGATAACCCATATATTAAATTTGAGATGTACTTCCATCATCATAAGTAAATGTTGTTTTACCTGAAGATCCTACAAATGAAACAACTGTACGTTGTTTAAGAGGAACGCTTTGAACGGCTCCAATATCCGGAGGGTTGGTTCTTGGCTTTCCATAAATATCTACAATTACTATACTTTCGCTCGTTCCTTTTCCAATTAATAGAGAACCTACAGAAGGAACAAAATTAATTTTATCAATTAAATATCCGGATGGTAAAGGAACTCCTGGAATCAAATCAATATTATTAGATTCAACTATAAGAGCCTGTCCGTTACTATTATTTTTTAGTAAGCTTGATCCACCTGATTGTGTGGTTGCCATAGCGTTCCAGGCAAAGTTATTTTGTATAGTCGCTGTATACATTTTTCCCTGGTCATCAACCATAGCTCCAAGAACAACAGCGTTAGTGACATACGTACCGTCATCTGTTTTATCTCCTGAATCATTATTTAAGAAAAAGAAATTTCCTCCTGTTAAAGGAATAGTAGCTTTTGAATTAAGTAACGATGTATCAATACGAACATCTACAGTTCCGTAGTGAACAGTGTTTACGTCAATAACATTATATATATAAGAATCCTGATTAGTAAAAAGAAGTCCTCCAAGAACAACTTGGAATAAACGTTGAATATATCCCCATCCCCCACTTCTATATATATTCGCTAACCAAGAGTTACCAGATAAAATTTCAAATATACCAAGATCTCCATTATTCGTAAGAGTTGGTCCTGTAACAGTCCAATTATATGCTCTTAATGCATAAATAGAATTACCAAATACTTTTGTACCTGATCCTGTTCCGTCATTAGTAACAATTATATTACTGAACAGTGAATCAATATTTACGTTATGATAAGTAAGTGGAGATTCCCATGTACCATTATAAAGTAAAGTTGGGCCTCCAAAAGCAAAGGTATCTACAGTCAGTCCGTAGTAAAGAGCGGTTTGTGGAGTTCCTGTGTAAGTAATTGCGTTACCTGATCCGTCAAATATATTGGATACTGTTTTTGCAATACTAAATGCTTTAAAGAGGTCATTTACGTTATTTCCACCACCATGATTAAATACTGTTCCTGTTCCACCATAAATGAAACCATATTTAACTCCAGCAAGACCGCTTCCATCAAAAATAATATTTTCTGTCTTACCAAGGATAATACTTGAAGTAAATGTTACAGTTCCCCCAACAGGAAGAAATGTTACTCCTGTAAGACCAGAAACATTAATACCAGGATAAGTTCCTGCATTAATATTTACAATATCACCGGGTTTTAATCCTACCGGTAAACTTAAAATTCCACTACCTAAACCAATCGAATAAATTGCCATATATTATTTTTAAAAGTATGTTGTTACAACTACTATACCGCTTGCTCCATTACCACCATTTCCTGAGAAGAAACCAGCTTGTCTATTAGCACCTCCTCCTCCACCCCCACCACCTGGGAATCCACCATTACCGCCATTACCAGCGTTAGAATTATCTGCTGCTTGTGCAAACATTCCTCCCCCACCACCAGAACCACCAACAATTGAATTTACACCTAATGTATTTCCATTTCCACCATTTGGTGATACTAATGAGGTTGCACCAAGTCCACCTTCTATAAGACCAGCATATCCTGCTGGTGAATTTCTATTTGCAAGATTAGCAGCACCAACTGTCCCGCCATTCTCACCAGGAGTTTGTCCACCTGCTGTAATATTACCCCCTGCACCACCCCCTGAAGGAGCCATAAAGGTACCAACTACAGCTCCTCCTGCTGCTCCACCATTACTACCATTATTTGTAGCTGCTCCTGAAATTGCAGGATAACCACCACCAGCTAAACCCACTGTTCCGGCTGATGTTCCGGCACTTCCAAGACTTGCAAATAACCATGAACCGAAAGAAGATGCTCCACCGTTAGTTCCTAATACTGTAGGATTACCCACTGTATTAATACCAGTTCCACCGGTTCCACCCGCCCCTACTATAACAGTTTCCGTTGCTCCTAACAATACGGCAGGAAATATACTTTCAGAAAGTCCTCCACTACCACCACCTGTTCCTCCAATAGCTGTACCACTTGTCGCAATACTACCAGCAAGCCCACCTCCACCTCCACCAATCATTTTAACATGAACTATTTGTGCTCCGGCTGGTTTAGTCCAAGTAAATATACCCGCTGTATTAAATATTTGTACATTAATAGTTCTAGCCTTATTACTGAATGTATTAAAATCAGTAGCGGCTAATAAACCGGTTTGACCAGAAGAAGCGATAGGATCAGTATTATAGGCCATAAATTATTTTTTTATTAACTCCAAGCTCCAAGATTTGTTACCACATTTGATCCTACAGGCCAGATTCTAAAATATGAGTTGACACCCATAATAGCTGCGTTTGCAACACCTAAAGAAATTTGTGGTATAAGTGTACCACCAGCGTTTATTCTTATTATACCTCTAATCAACGCTGCACCGGTTGTTGTTGTATTAGCTGATGTTAATGTAATATTTGCTATGGTATTATAAGTCATTGTAGGATTAGTCGCAGCAGTTAAAGTGCTTTTAGTTGCAACTGCTTTCCAACCTTGAGAAGTAATTGTAGCAGTTCCCCCAAAAGCAAAACCAAAACTACCCGATGTAGCAGACATGTTGCTTATATTAAAATCACACTCAAAGAAATAAGTTGTAGATGCAGCAACAGTTAATGCTCCATTAGTAGTAGCATTAAACATCTTTTGAGCACCAGTCTGAGAAGTAAGGGTATACGCAGCCGTTAAACATATAAAATGTTCAACATCCACTTTAGCACGAGAGGTGGAAAGGTTAGTATAATAAAGAAGACCCGTTGAATCTACTTCCATATCCCCTGCTACAGGAGAAGTCATTAATACAGCACCTGACAGGGTAAAGGTATGAGCCGGAGCAAGAGCGGTATTTGCAAGTGAAACTAAAGTGCCAGCAGTGAATGACTGAATTCCTGTCCAGGTATTAGCGTGTGCTACATTTAATGAAGCTATCACGGCTCCTGTTGTAGGAGATATAGTTAATGAACCATCTATATTAGATACAGATGTTGGAATGCCTGTCACATTTAATACGGTTCCTGTAAAAGATAATCCTGTTCCCAGAGTAATTCCTTCTGCATTAGCCAATGATCCAGTTGGATTTCCTACTAAACTTGCTGCTGCTACTTGTTGGAATTTTGCATAAGTAACAACGTTTGCTCCCAGGGTTAATACACCAGCACTTGTTATAGAAGCATCCCCAGTTAAAGGAACAGCTACAGCAAGACCACCAGCACTTCCTACAAAAATATCTGTTGCCGCAAGAACGTTTGATAATCCATTTGTAATTTGCGCTATCGTATAATCACCTGTTGTTGCAACGACTGCTCCGGTTCTACCGAAAACAAAAGTTACTGGAAAAGCAATAGCCACAGCGGAAGCGGCTGTTATTAATCCCTTAGCATTTACAGTGAATTGTCCTACATGGGTTGAATCACCAAAGGTCCCAACGTTTGCATTGACAGTTGCAAGTGTAAACGCAACGCTACCAGGACCAGCCGCTGTTCCATCTCCAGTTAAAGCTGTTATATAGTTACCCGCTGGTTGTTTATTATTAAAAGTATTAAAGTTTGTATTACTTATTAATCCTGCTGTAACGCTTGCTGTTGAAGCTAAAGGAATCTCTAATGTTGCTGTGCCTCCTAATGATACTGGTGAAGTCAACCAGTTAGGAGCAAGTCCCGATGTTCCTGGTGCAGAAAACGTAATTGAACTATTTGCAAGATCTGCATTTGCAACAGCAGCAAAAGAAAGATTACCCGCAGCGTTTCCATGAAGTACAGTAGTTGTTGTTCCTTCGTTCGCAAAAAGTCCGTCTGTTAGAGTCGGAGTAAAGAATGTTGGTGCCGCTGAACCCGCTGTATCATTTCCGAAAATAGTAAACGCACCTGCATTAGATAAACTAAAGGTTAATGCAGGGGTAGTGGTTGGGTTAGCAACTGATGTAGTAAATAAAGGAGAAAGAGTACCCGCTGAAAAAGAAGTTACTGTTCCACCTGTTCCTGTAGCAGTAAGAGTTGTTCCACTAAATGACAAACCTGAACCAAGAGTTATTTCAGAAATGTTAGCTGTTGCCCCTGTCGGATTACCAAGCAAAGTATGTGCAGAAGCTTGCTGCATTTTAGCATACGTAACAACGTTAGATCCTATTGTAAAGGCTCCTGTATTACTTAGAGTTAAATCACCTGATGCAGGTACACCTGTAGCAATATTGCTTCCGTTTCCTACAAACAAATCTCCCGATGCAAGAACATTAGACAACCCATTTGTAATTTGAGCAATAGTATAATCTCCGGTTGTAGCAACCACCGCCCCCGTTCTTCCAAATACTGAAGTCACTGGGAAGGTTATTGCAACGCTCGAAGCTGCTGTAATTAATCCTTTTGCATTTACAGTAAACGCTGCTACGTGGGTAGCGTCACCAAACGATCCAACATTTGCATTAACAGTCGCAAGAGTTGCTACTGATGAACCTGGACCGGCGGCTGTAACGTCTCCAGTTAAGGCAGTAATATAATTTCCTGCCGGTTGTGGTGTAAATCCTAAAGCTCCTGTTACATCTGAACTTAATAAAGTAATAGCACCGGTACGACTATTAAATGATGATACACCGGTAACCAAAGCACCAATATTACCATTCAATTTTTCAATAGCTGATAATATTGTATCAGTTGGGGAAACAACTCCTGCTCCTGAAACATATCCAGTAAGAACTTTGCCTATTACTGCACTATTAAGGACTGTTGGATTTGGAAAGGTTCCTGATAAATCTCCTCCAGCCGCAATTCCACCAATTGATACCGGTTCCCACCGTCCGGTTCCATTAATATCTATAGAAGTAAAAACATTTCCTATAGTCCCCTGACTTCCGTCTTCAATCTGGACCGGTGTACTAAATAAAGCAACCGATTTGCTCAATGAAAGCATCTGAGTTGTCCCCCAGTAAAATGTTCTTGAGTATCCGTTAGGTGAAGGAATATAATCTCCCCACTCAGCCGTTGCCGTAGATACGATCATATGATACGTATTCCTAGAAGGCTGGAAATTAATTTGTAAATCTAAAGTAGACGCATTATCAATAGAAAATGTATTGGATGATGGATTTGCAACCCACACCTTATCAGCATGTAAAGACCAATCGGAACCATCAACATAAATTGAATGAGAACCTATGGTATCAAAATATATTTTTGGAAAACCTTGAAATTCATAAGAAGTCCCAGATGGATCATTTCCATTATTTTGTAAAGATACTTTGTGATTTACTGAATCGCATTTTTCAATATAACCAGTTAAAGTTCCACCCGCTAAATCATCATTACCAAATCCGAATTGACCAGGGGCTGTTGGTGTTCCACCTGAATAAAATAACCCCTCATGTTGAGTTCCCATACTCCTAATTGCCCATGAAGTAAGTGAATGGAAAAATAGACATGAATCATGCGCGAAGTCAATTCCAGAAAATGCATAAGTATAAGAAGACAAACGCAATTCAGAATTATAAGCCTGGAATTGAATATGTCTTTCATAACCAGCACTCAGGTATTGATATTCTAAAGATTCAAACCAGTTAGGTATAGTATTACCATTACCACGGAATCCTTGTGCTTGAACGTGATCAAATGTTCCATCTCCGTTATCTGTAGAAAGGTACCAATCATAAAACTGATGTGATGTTACATTTGTATTAAAATTAACTCTCTTAAAATAATATACCCCTCCCCCTGATGGCACAGTAACATCTAAGAAATATGGATTTGGATTTGTAATAGTAAAGTTTCCACTATCAAAATTCGTACTAAAACCGCCCATTGGTAACTGTCTATTTTCTGTAAGCGCAGCAGGATTTCCTATTGCTCCAACGGCTTGCCCTAATTTAGCAACACTGCCTGATACACTTAATCCATCATTTGCACTTAATACTCCTGTTGCTCCAGACGGAGGAGTAACCCAGGCACCAAGACCCTGATTATTTATAGAAGTAAATACGTCTCCAACGTTCCCTTGAGTTCCATCCTGTATTTCTAATTGTGCCTGTAATGCAAAATAATTAGAAGTAATAAGTATTCCCTCTGGTTTAATATATATTAAGGTCGTTCCAGATGGGCCTTGTACAGTACCAAATATTCCAGAAGATATTACCTCTAATGATGAGTTATTTCCATAAATATCATATGCTGTCTGTTCAGTAATTCCTGCATCTGATATTGCAAATTGAGTTCCCGCTGCTGATTGTAAAGCAAGACCAAATGTTGATAAATTAATAAATGTATCTTGAATAAGAGAACCACCTAATTGAACAACATTTGAAGTCTCTGTTAATCCATTATTAAATGTTGGAAGAGAAGCAGAAGTTATATATCCTGGATCATTAGTAAATTGAGAAAGCAATGTAGGTTGTCCAGTAAGGTCAGAGTAATGACCAGAAAAAGCAACCGGTGCTAGTGAAGATATATTAGCTTTAAGATTTAAATCATTTTGTAAATCAGTTTGATTAGAAAGTATACCTGTAATACTTCCCCAAACCGCACCACCCCCACCTCCCCCTGATGGTACCCATGCGCTTCCTGACCAATAAAATCCTTGAAGAAGATTTATATCAAATACAAAAAGTCCTATGTTAGCAGCGGTTAATGATGCTCCAAGAGATATTCTAGCTGCGCTAGTTAAAGGGTTATGTCTCCAGTTAATTAGATTGTTTATTAAACCACCATCCAAATCAACAAGAATTCTATTTGATGCCATTTTTAAAATAAATATAAAGTTAATCCTGTCATGTCAACGTTAGAATCAATTTCAACCATTTGATTAGGAAATATACGTAAATGAATATACACAGAATTGCCGTCCTTGTCTAAAAGCAAATATCCTCTTATTAAGAGGATTTTGTGTTGATCAGGACGTACTATAAATTGTAAACCAGATACAGGTGATCTATAAACAGCCCCACATTTATAAAACTGCTCTTGTAACTCGTTTACTCTATTAATAAGATCACATATATCATTACCCATCTTACTTTTTTCTAAGTAACTCCGTTAAATTAACATTTACCCCCAAACTTGCTCCAAGGTTTGGACCAAATAAGATTGTTTGTTTTGTTGACCAATTATAAAGAATAGGTATATACCCAAAAGAACCACCGAGAGTAAATATTCTTTTTTTATCAGGTTTTTGAAAAATATGTTTGTCAATAATGGCTCCGTTTAACTGAGTAATCACTGCGCCTGGATAATCAGGTACAACAAAAATTACATAATTCCCTTCCTTATCTATCTTAACCCCGGTCAAAGCAGTAAAGGCTATCTCATCCCTAGCAAGGACTCCTGTTATCTGTAAACTATCCGGAACACCCTGAATATGAATCTTTGTTACAAGTTTATGAGAATTGCCTTTTGAATAAGTTGTATCTAAAGAGAAATTAACATCTTTTTGAATGTATGTTACTACACCAGCTTGCTTTGTAATACTATCTTTAACAACGGTGGGTTTAAAGACCCCGGAATCCACTAACTTGGTCCCTGAAGAAACAGCACCTATAACGTTTCCAGTTTGATCTTTTATTTTCTGTTCCAGGTCAGAATTGATAGACTTTAAATCACTGTATTGTTTAGCGACCAAAGCATACTTATCATACTGAACTTGTCCTTCCTTATTTTTGGTTACGGTTATGCTATCATTTTCCGCTAATAGATTTTGATTTGATATTTTAAGATTTTGAATTTCTTTTGCTTTCGCATTGATCTCAAAATCAAGAACAAAAAATACAATAACGGCAAGAATAGCCACTATCACAGCCGATAAATGTTTTGATAGAAAGGCTTTAATTAAGATCCACATGTTGTTGTTTTTTAAAAATGAAATATTACTTTTGCTATATTAAAAAGAATTAATAAACTAAAAAATGTTATTGATTTATCTATTGCGCCGTTTACCCCAAATATCTTTGAGAATATCTTATCAGTAAGTGCGGTACTACCCAAGAATGTTGTACTTAAGTTAGCATAACTATTAAACACTAAGTCAAATTCAGCAAGTCTAAGAAGTATATTAACGACTGCGATCTCCCACCACAGGTGAGAAAAGTTATACAATAAAGGAACATTGACCAGTACTGCCAATACAACTCCATCAGTATGCCACCTCTTTATGATTTTCAAGACAGTAGGGGTGGAGATGTTATCCTTCATCAAATAACTTTCTGCGTCTTTTTTTGCCAGAAAAAACCCACAAAGTAATAAATATACTTGTATGACTAAAAATATTAACATTGTATTTTAAGTTAATGCTACAAATAAAGCAGGTACAATAAGGTTTCCAGCAGCCGAGAGTGCTTGTACACCTGTTTTCCAATTATCGTTTGTTTCAAATGTATTTTGAAAACCCACCTTAGATGAAAAATAAGTTGCGACACCAAGGACCACTTCAGAAATAACAAAGAAAACACCATAAGCCGCATGATTAAATAACGCTGGTAAAAAGATACCTGCTACAAAAAGAAAAATAGTTCCTAAAGCAAGCCAAACACTATTGTTAGCATTTGGATGAGCGTTTGATTGAAATAAAGACATGATTATGAATTTTTATTACGTTTACGAATTTGTTGCACATAATTTACAATCGCAAATATTGATGCAATTGAGCTTAAAATAACAGCAATGCTCTTATTTAAAGAAATTAGAGAAACTAGACCTAGAGAAACTAGACTTAACAGCCAACTAGATGCTAAAAAAAGATGACCTTTCATTGCGTTATTATTATTTAAAAATAGTTGTTTCATATTATAATTAACTGGTTCCACAATTATTTACACTACCAGGTACAACCTGTTCGACCGGAGGAATATATCCCCCTCCCCCCATATTTTCGTATTGAACATTTTGATATGTACGAAGAGCAAGTAATCCGGCTATTAATCCGGCTTCTATTCCAAGCACCATAGCCAGGTCCGATAAGGATCTTCCGGCTTGCCATTTATCAACAGCATGTGAAAGATTAATCATAAAGTTTATAGAAAAAGCAATCGCTAAAGTGCTTCTTATAGATACTTTTTTATTCTTACCAAGCCAAAGTGGTTCAATATATCTAAATAGTTTTTTCATTAAAGTATAACAATATAATTAACAATTGATGTATCTGAAGCCTGAATAGTACCGGCTGCTATATTTGCTTGTATAGTAAGGATACCGGCTGTACAATCTGCTTGATACATAACAGTTGCTGCTGCGGCAATTGGTGTGACAAGACTAACATATCCTTTACTTGAAGTAGTTAAACCAGGTATAGCAATAGCTTTTGTTCCAGCCGCAAGTGTGACCTGTCCCGATGCAAATATTCCGCTTGATCCACTCTCTGTATTATATGCCATCTTAAATCAAATTATATTATAAATGCGTTAGTTCCATCAAAATGAAGGGTTATTGATTCTCCTGGATTTGAAAAAACAAAACTTGTAGCAGGTCCAGCAGAAGAATATATATTACCCGTTGACATTGTTACAGTAACAGTATTTGCATCAATTGTTTTCTTTTTTATGGTGAAAACCCCATTTTTTAAGTTGGCAGGAATTGCACCCAATGAAATATTTCCGGATGTTGTATCTACAACAATCGTATTATCAAGAGTTAAAATATTATCATTAGCTACTATTGTTCTTATTGCCAGTTTAGAACCAGTATTCTGAATATCACCAAATACTTGTACTCTGCTACCGTTGTCTACTGGAATAACAGCTTGGTCGTTTCCAATAATTGTGTTTTGAGTTGCTACACCAAGAAGAATAATATTACTTACAGGTACAGAAACATTATTATCTCCAATTACTATAGTATTAGTAACGCCATTTTCAAGATTATTACTATTTCCTATAATTATATTATCATCTGCAATAGCTCCTCCACCAGAATTATTATTTGCGCTTCCTATTACAATATTAGCATTTCCAACGGAAGATCCGTTATCTAAACTTATGCTCCCAATTACCGTATTAAAACTTCCAATAGAAGAACCTGAAGTATCAAGAGAATCTGAACCAATGGCAATATTCTTTTGAGATGTTCCTGCATTAAATAATGTTTGAGGACCAATAGCAATAGAATCTCTTGCTGTAGTTGCGTTTGCCATTGCATTAGAACCAAGACTAAAATTATCTCTTCCTGTACAAAAAGGACCATTATTTAACCCAAAATAAATACTCCCTGTTGAATCAATTCGAAGGGTTGAATTTGTAGTTCCATTTGAAGCTAAAAATGATATATAAGGTTCGAAAAGACCTGCTGCGGCTGGATCATATTCTAATATTAAATGTGCTCCAGTTACAGCACCAATACCGTTAAATAGCAAAGAAAATCCATTAAAAGGTATTTCTCTATTATCTAATAACTTTGCAGGACCACCCGCCGCTCCAACAGTTTGACCTAATTGAACAATTGTTCCAGATAATGATAAACCATCATTAGCTCCAGATAAAGGAGTATAACCGAGTGCAGTTATAACATCACTACCAAGAAGGGTTACAATACCTGTTCTAGTATTAAAAGATGTTACACCGGCTCCCCCATCACCTGTACCAGGATATTTACTTAAGGATAAAAGACGCATTATTTAAAATTTCAATTATTTAATACCATGCCATTTCCAAGTACCACCGGAAATTGTATAAGCCGGTAAGGACTTATTTGCTCCAGCGGCATCAACAAAAACTTCACCAAGAACAGATAAAGGAAATACAGTTCCATCAGAAAGAGTAATATTAACCCCGCCTGATTCAGCAGTAATAGCAATAGAAGCAAACCCCGCTGGAATAGAAGTATTTATCCCAGAAGAAGTTACAGCAGTACAACAACCTGATTGATTAGTGTGATTAGCGATCTGCTTTAATAAAGTGATAGCGTGATTAAACGGGTCACGAAAGTCTCCCCAATTCATATAATAATATTTTAAATTCAGTTATGAAATAACTCCACCTTTTTGGTAAAAGGCCCACTTTTCTATGGAAAAGTCATTATATAACCACAAATATAATAAACAAATAAAAAATGCCGCTATCAACCCTAAATTTCAACGCATACTCGCATTATTACTTTCCAATCGGCTTCTGAAGATCATAAAATTTTAATAGATCTTGAGGGTTTTGCAAGTTTAAAGCTATTCTATATCCCGGTATTAATTGAGAAGCTTTATGAGCTAGTTTACTATCACCGGCAGAATAAGATGATCCGTCCTTTTGATATTCTTCTGAAGGAGCCGTTGCCGCTTGATGAAAGAAGTCAGCAAACTTATCAATAGTACTTCCAGTAACTACCGGATTCTGAATTACCTTCTTCCATTCCAAAGGGTTATAGAAGAAGCTGACATCCATCTGAAGTCTTCTGGCGAACAGAGCCAGGTAATCATCTGCCCCTGTAGGATGCTCTTCTTTATCTTTAAAGGCTGGCACCAGGACCCCGGCAAGCATTGCAAACATTCCTATATCAGCAAGTGTTTTTTTAGCATAGTACGCTTCATCTGGACTCAGTTTACGGAACTTTCCATTAAGCCTGAACTCATTGAATTCACTTGCCAAGCTGGTTATAAAGGACCTGTAATAGCCTTGAGTGGCCCCACCTCTTTCATAATCTACATAAGAAGCACCCCAACGCGCCTTAATACCATTAAAAATGTGCCTACGGAACATCATTATCATCTTACCCCACCACAAGCGGCTAAGAGCAGCCTTATCAAAGTCTGAATAGTTACCACGGTCTTTATTAATGGATTGAACCAGGTTTTTAAATTCGTTGTCCTTTGTATCATCCCATTTAAGACCATCTTTAATCTTTATATATCCGTCTTCACCCTTTTCCCAGGCATCAAACAAAGAAGTCTTTCCATCGGCAAGCTTCAAATGCTTCATGGCTGCGATCATCTGGGTTGTCTGAATCATGTGTTCAGCCCCGTGTATTGAAAAGAACAGAGATGATCTTTTAAAAAGCTTGTTTACAACTCCTTCCCCAATATGCTTACCAAACTGATCTAGGAATTCTCCCTGGAATGTACCATAATGAGTCAACAGTTGAGTTATCTTCGAACCCTTACCGCCTCTAGTATCTTCCATGAAGCTGAAATTAGTAAGGTTCTTGAAATATTCTTTATAAGCCGAAGCCCAATCAGGATGACTAAAATATTTACCTCCTGTGGCTTCAATAAAATTAGAGGCAACTCCACGAAGTAAGTGGGACGCTCCCGCAATAACGTTTACTCCCAGGTTAATAGTCGCTGATAATCCATTTAATTTTCTTCCTAATTTATTTACTGATAAAATTTTGTCATTACGAACAAGAGTAACACCATAACCGTTCACATCCTTTTCAGTTCCTTTTGTGAAATGATCATTTTCAATACTTTCTGAACCGGTTTTCTTTTTAAGATCTTCAAGAGAATAAACATATTCACGATGCGCTTTACCGTTTACAGAAGTGTCACCTTTCTTGTAAACTAAATATTTCAAATTCAAAAAAGGAGATTTAATGTTTGACTTCTTTTCTGTTTCCCCGTAAATAGTATCATTTAAGAAGTCTACGAGTTGTCTATTAATATTTGGTTGATCTTTTGTCTTAGTAAGATTTTTTACATAATTACTAATTCTTTTTCCACCTTTAGCATCAATCTCAGGAGCATCACGTTCTCCTATTTTTAAAAGGGAATTTCCTTCTATAAAGTTTTTAAGAGTACGAACCAATGGTTCTACATTCTTAGCTGATTCATATTTAGAAGAAGATTCCCAAAAATCACCAACCGTCTTACCTAAATTATAATTCAGACGGTCTTCATCCACAAGATGAGTCCAGCGAATAGGAATAGTTTTATATTCTTTACCGTCTATATCTTGAGCATAATAATCTCCTAAACGAGATCCTAAAGACGTTTTTAAGTTTTCCTTTAATCCCTGAACATTCTCCTTCAACCCTTTCTTTGCACTTAGACCGGATAATAATCCACCCTCAACTTCCTGCTGAGGAACAATACCATATTTTAACTGGTACTTACCAAGCTTACCGTTTGCATCGTTGTAATGCTTAGTAAGCTCTTTAAATAAAGGATCAGAAGACGCTTTAGCATATTCCGGATTTATATAACGATCTGAAGGAACCGTCCGAATGGTTTCTCCCTTATCATTTGCTATACGAACACTGTGTTCATCAAACCATGCATCCTTTTTTGCTTGCCATGATGCATATGCGGATTCATCATTTTTATTTGGACGAAATCCAAGTTTTTCAAACATCTCTCTCTTTGCTTTATAAAACTGATCATAACGGTATGGTTCATGAAACGCTGTTCTCTTAACATAATCGAACTTAGCATTACCGTCTTCATCATAGCCTGTCTTTTCCCAGTTGTCTACTTGATGGACAAATCCTTTATAGAGTTCTTTATGCTGTTCATTAGTTGTAAAAATCTTTTTACCAGTAACTTTCGTAATTGCATTTTGTATTGAGGTTTTAACTTTAAATAATCTTGAATTGTTTTTTGCAAACTCTTCTTTTAGGGAAAGAGCAGTAAGTTGACTGATAGCGTCCTTAGAATTTAAAACTCCAGTCATATATGAATTGAAAAATCCAATATCACTAGTAGCATGTTCCATCTGCCCTTTCAACCAGGTCTTTACTCCTTGTTCAATAGCGTCACCTTCTTCTATATTTGGGCTTTTTGCTTTTACAGCTAGATATTCAGCATAACCAGGCATCTTTTGAATGTTACCAGACTTAATATCATTATCAATAGCCTTTTTCATTGTTGGATATAACCAATCACTCATAAGCTTTAAACCATACTCATGATAATTATTAATAATTGAAGTATCCCCATCCAAACGATTTTTTAATAGTTTGAAATTATCATCATATTCCTCAGCGTTTTCTTGTTTGATAGCATCTATAATAAAACTACTTTGATTGTAAAGAGCGACATGCTGTTCCATTTCAGCCAATACACCAGCCCCTTTAATTCTCTGGTCCTCTGACAAATTACCACCAGCTCCATCATAAAGAGTTTTAAACTCATCAAATTTTTCATTGATCTTCTTTGCATTTATAATAGCACTTGTTACGTAATCATTAACAGCCCTATAAACATTTTTATTCGCCTGGATGTCTGCCAACTGGCGACCAGAGAAATATTTACGTGTTTCCTGTTCTTTATTCTTTGCAGGAATATTTATATCAAGGGTCAGATTGTTTTTGATTTTATCAAGAATACGATTAAAATTCTCAGAATGTTCTGGGGTATCATTATCTTTTTGATATTTTGCAGCCATATCATTAGAAGCAGCGTAATGCTTTAAATCCGCACTATAAGTAGGATCAATAATCTTATTAGCAATATCGTCCAGGGTCATGTTCATGTCCAGACCTGATATGCTTACATTATTTCTACCAAACAGATCTCTAAACCAATCCATTAATCTGTTATACCAGGGTTTAGCTTTTATTTGATCCTGTTGAGTAATTTGACTAAGATGACTTACAAGAGCTTCGTCTAACTGATCTTTTGAACCGAGTTCTGGATATTTGGTTTTTATTTCTTCAATTACTTTCTTACCAGCTTCTGTGCTTTGTAAGTCCTGAATAAGATTATTGTAGAGATCCGGATTATCTTTTTGCATTGCTGCTGTAAACGGATGAAGGTATTCATGCAAGGCAGTATATTCATTTAATTTTGCTGCATTAATAGTCACTTTTCCATTTTCAAACTTACCCCTGTAATCTGAAGTATTATCATTTATTATTTCATAAGGAATATTGAACTTCTTCTGCAAATTATTTATAAGGTTATAGTTTACGGAAGCAACTTGTGCATCTCCATACGCTTTACTGTATTTAGGAGCCTTATTATTTAAAATATCATTATTAGTAGCCAATGTCTCTTTCTGATCAGATACATTCTCTTTATTTTTAAGATCAGCGTTCTTTGATGCAATATTATTCAGAACATCCTGATTGATTTCAACCTTATATGTTCCAGGGGCATAATCGTTTAAAACGGTTGCGTCAGTTGTTGCGCTTTTATCGGTTATTTCAGATTTATATCTTTTTCTATTTGTGATAAACTTTTCATTACCTATTGGTTCAATAGCGTTAGCACCATATGTACCCCCTAAAAGTTTTTCA